CTATCTAGTAGTGGCCACGTCTGCATATGTATACTTATCATTGATTATTTTTTGTGATTGAATTTGGAAATTACCGTTTAAAATTACGGTAATCTCCTCATTGTTATGAACGATTATTTTGTTTACTGAATCCTTAATCATTTCATCAGTAATTTCATCTTTATTTCTTATCTGTATTTGAGCTAAATTTTGGATCTTTAAAAGCCGCTGCTTTTTATCCTTTAAATTTTTATTCTTATTTTCATACTCCGCTATAAGGTTTGTAATTGAAAGGGATTCATTATCCAAACTTTCTTTTTTTCTTCTAAATTCTTCTTTGCTTAGTAATCCTTCTGAAAATAAATCAATTAGCTTATCTTTTTTAGCATCTATTTTAATATATTCACGGTTTAATCTACTTATGTCATTGTCAAAATTATCATTTTCTAAGGTCTGATTTAAGAGGGCAATAACTTTTTGAATATTTGTCTCTTTATTTTTTAGAAAGAAGATTATAGCTTCTTTAACTATATTATCAAGAGTTTCATCAAAAACATGAGGATTATCGCAGCCAAACTCCGAATTTTTACCGAATGTACGATATCCGCTACACTGCCATGCCTCACGTTTACTTGTGGAATATATCTGATGCCAATACGAACGTCCACACTTGCCACATTCAATGAGCCCACTGTACGTATGAGAACCCCTATAATAGCCCGCTATCTTTTCTGACGTAATATGTCCATGTGTTGTGCTATGCTTTGCTCTACGGCTAGCATGTGCGTTATTTGCTTGCTGCCATAATTCTTCTGATATAATAGCAGGAACACCTTCATCATGGATAACCCATTCACTTTCGGGGACAGTGGACACTTTTTTTGTATCAAAATCTTTATGCCTTTTGCCACAAACAAGTACACCTTTATATTTCTCGTTCTTTATCATTCTCTTTAAGGTAGTGGCGGAGAACATATTACCATTTAAGTTCTTTATGCCTTTTGCCTCTAATTCTTGTATAATTTTTCTAGTACCTAAACCGTCAACGCAACGCTGGAAAACGTACCTAACAATTTCAGCCTCTTTTTCGTTTATAACTAACTGCCCATCAATTTGATCATATCCCCACATTCGTCCATTAGTTATTACCCGACCTTTTTTCATACGCTGTTTTTGCGAATTATTAATCTTAACGGATAGATCTCTAGAGTATTGTCTCGCCACTATTGCTTTCATTCCCATGAGTAATTCGTTATCAGACTTATAGAAGGTCTTATCACTTAAGAAGAATAATTTTTTCTCATTTGTTACAAGTCTATCAATAAATTGATACCAGTTTAGAGGATTTCGATTTAATCTTGTTTCATCTTTAATGATAACTATATCGAATTTATCAGTTGATAAATCCTCATATAATCTATTATACTCAAATCGGCCTTTGGTCGTAGTGGCGCTTTTGCCCTCGTCTACGTAACGATCTACTAAATACCAATCAGGCTGTGAGTCGATGTGTTCTTCAATCATTTCTATCTGTGCTTTGAGTGCATTAAGCTGCCCTTCTTCTTCCGTGGATACCCTTGCATAATATACTACGTTCATAATTCTAGTCCTTTCTAGCTTCAGTTTGTGTCCTATACCATTATTTTACTAATACATATAACGAGAGTCAATTTATTTTTATGTTAAGTGTTTTTTCTCTTTTCAGTAAAGTTATAGTTTTATCATATTCGCTTTGAGTAATTAATTCTTTAGTTTTCAGCATTTTTAATAGTAGTAATTCTGTTATTAATTCGTCTGCGTTCTCATAACTGATATTTGCAATGTGTATTAATTTATTATTCTTAAACTCATATTTGATCATTTCAACGTCCCCTCTAAATTATATATTTAATCACACAAGGATTTAGTAAAAGGAGAGGTTAATTGTTACATGAAAATAAAATTTAAATATTAAGTTATAGTGTGCTATATTTGAGCAGATCTATGGGTAGGAGAGTATTAGATTATTGAAATAATCAAGTTTGTACGTAAATACATTAAAAAATAAATTGCTAGAGTTTTTTATATTAAAATATTTAATGTATTAGTGATAAGGTAGAAATTATTAGAAAAAATGCCTTTATTGAATTTTAAAACGAGGTAATAATGAAATATAAAGATAAAAATAATTGCATGGAATATTCAAATGTATTAGAATTAAATAAATAGATAGAGGGTATAATAATATTATTATGCCCTAATTTTTTAACTGTTAGGGGTGAGAGGATGGGAAAGAGCATAGAAGTTAAACTAACGCCAGAACTTGTTTCAAGAATCGCACAAGAAGCCCCAAAGAAAGCTTTAAAGGAGTTAGTGTGGAACTCTTGTGATGCAGATGCAAGCAAAATAAATATTAAATATGATGTGAATGAGTTAGATTCAATAGAACGTATTTGGGTTGAAGATAACGGTCATGGAATTGACTATGATAATGTTGAAAATTTATTTGGGAACCTGGGAAAATCACAAAAATCATATGCACAAACAAGTCCTAAAGGGAGAATCTATCACGGTAAATTAGGTCAAGGTAGATATAAAGGTTTTTCGTTGGGAGATAAGATAACATGGCATAGTAAATATACATCAAATGGTGAGATATTAGAATTTGATATCTTATGTGGCTCTAATGATTTAAAGAAATTTGATTTAACCACTGCTGCTAAAAGTAGTTCAGCTGAAACAGGAGTAATTGTTAGAATCGAAAATGTAGATGCAAAGAAAGCGAATGTTTTATTAAAAGAAGAAGAGATAAAACAAGATCTACTTGCAACATTTGCTCCTTATTTATTAGCTTATAAGGAGCTGGTTATAAATTATAATCAAAATATATTGAATCCAGATGATCACATTGAGAAAAAGCAAGAAAAGATTATTGAATATGATTACATGCAAAAAAAGTACTATTGTAAAGCACTTATTATACAATGGAACTCTTCCTTTGAACGAAAGCTTTATATATGCGGAGAAAGTGGAGTAGTCTATGATGAAATGCCGTTAAATTGTTCTAAAGCTATCCCTATTTCTACCTATATAATGTCTGCGTATTTTGATGAATTGCATAAGAGTAATACACTAACCCTTTTAAATCCCGGATATGGAGAAATTATAGAAAAAGTAAATGAACTTATAAATGAATATATGAGAGAAGAAATTTCGCGTACAGCAACTGAGCAAATTAAGGTTTTAAAAAACGAGCAAGTCTATCCTTATGAGGGTGAACCGAAAGACCAAATAGATAAAGTAGAAAGGCAAATTTTTGATATTTTGGCTGTAGAAATAAATAGGTACTCACCTAAAATAAAAAGTGCTAATAAAGAGTCAAAAAAATTAACTTATAGGCTTATAAAAGAAGCTCTAAAAAGTAGTCCTGATAATGTCACTAAAATTTTAACAGAAGTATTTTCTTTATCAAAGGAACAACAAGATGAATTAGTTGAGTTATTAAGTTTTACAACCTTACCGGCTATAATTAATACATCCAAAGTAATATCTGACAGATTATTATTTTTAAATGGATTAGAGAATATGGTATATGACAAGAGTATAAGCAAGCCGATTAAAGAACGTACTCAATTTCATAAAATATTGTTAAATGAGTTATGGGTTTTTGGAGAAAAGTATACCTACGGCGTTGATGATGTTTCCCTTAAAAATGTTTTAAAAGAATATATAAAGGCGTTAGGGAGAGAGGATTTGATTCCAGATATTCCAAAGGAAGCAATTGAAGATTTAACTCGTATTCCTGACATTTGTTTATGGCAACAGTATCCCAATCGTGAAGAAACAGTAGAAAACTTGGTTATAGAGTTAAAACGACCTTCATGTACACTTTCAAAAGTAGAGTTAGATCAGATTGAGGATTATGCTTATAAAATCGCAGGAAACAAGTTGTTTCCAAAAGAAAAAACGAAATGGAGGTTTATCTTAATAGCAAAAGACTATGATGAATTCATTAGCTTCAAATTGCAAGAATCTAACCAAAAAAACCAAGGTGATTATTACGAATCAAAAGATGGAAATATAGTAATAAGTGTTTTGAGATGGAGCGATTTAATATTAGCTAACAAAATGAAATATAACTTTTTAAGAGAAAAATTATCTTATCGAATGGAAGATAAAATGCAGGGCTTTGAATATATACAGAAAAAGTACAATCAATATTTTAAATAGACATATATTTAAGGGATATATATTTATTTGAAGTGAGATTTTCTTGTAATTATATCTGAGTCAATTATAGCCTCTTTTTATTAGACAAATAGACATAGTTTAGGGAGCAAGATACAGTGGATGAAGAAATACAAGTAATAAAAGCAGATTATAAGCCAGTTATAAGAAACATTAATACTCAAGATATTGAAAAAAGGTATACACAAACATTTAAAGAGCGAAGAGGCAGGATTCTCGAGGTGGTATCTTATCTACCACAGATACAACAAATGAAGAAACAATTGACAAGCAAACAAGAGTATAAAGCTGTATTTGAAGTTACTGGAGAGGGATTATCCTTATGGGCAGATAAAGATGGTAAAATTTTGCCATCTTTAAAAGATGCACAAGGAAGGATTAGAAAACAAGCCCGTTTAGTTCCCATGCCTAAAGAAACATACCCTATATTTAATGATATGTTATTGCAAAATAAACTCCAGGAGTTTTCTGAACAATTAGAGCAAGTTGATAAAAAAGTTGAATTGATCTTAAAGGGACAACATAATGATAGGATTAGTATAATTGAAGGGGCTCAAGATACTATACAGCAAGCATTTTTAGTTAAGAATGAAAATGCAAGACAACAACTTTTAAGTAGTGCAATCAACGACTTGAACCAAGGAAGAAGAAAAATAATTAATGAAACACTTGGGTATTTTAGTGAATTCCAAGAGGTACCAAAAACGGAGTTTATAAAATTAATTTATTCATTAATAGGAGCTTTGGATTTCGAGAAGATGAATGCTCACGCAGTTATAGTGCAAAAAAATATGCAGGTAATTTTAGAAGCTACTTACTATCAAATAATGGCCTTTGATTTATTAGGAGAACATATTAATATCAAAGATATAACGGATACACTAATAAAAGTAGATATTAATAATTTATTTATTGAAAGAGAAATAAATAAGTGGCTTGGCGAAAAAGATGCTTTTACTTTTAATATATATAAAGATGCTATAGATACGATAAAAGAATATAGAACTTTTGATTCTCTTAAAAATATTGAAATGGAGTTTACTGGAGAGGAAATTTTGTAAGGAGGCGTTCATTGTGGATAAAGAAAAAAAAGATGAGAATAATTATAAGTATGTTAAAGTTTGTAATGTGATTGGTAAGATCATCAAACAGATAGGCACTTTAGCTGTTATGGTGGCAGCCCCAATTATAATAGATACAATTAAAAACAAAAGTAAAGGCTAATATATATTTCTGTTAGCATCTCCATACATGTTGAAATTATGGTGAAAATAGAAAAGTATGATTTATGTTCCCACAGGCTTAGGATTGTGGGAATTTCTGCGTTGGAGAGTAATTTACACGCTAATTTTTATACCAAAGGTGAGTAATTTACAGGTTTGCTCGGAAAAAGGTACAAGTAGAGTCGTTTTATGAAAACCTAACAGTATCAAGGCTTTAAGGGTATGGTTAAAATTACATCTATAAAATACTTGTCTTTTAAAGCCCTTGTGCGTCTTATAAGTGTAAGGGATAAGGGATAGAGCTTAAAACGTTAGATAAACGTATTAAAGATAAAAGATCTTAGTTAGATATAAGAGTTAAGCCGTAATATACCCTTTGATAAATCAAGAGGGTAATTATTACGCTTATAAATAATAACACTCTAATCTATTTAATAACAGTAAATACCGTATTAAATAACGATTAGATAGCGTTAGTATAGCGCAGTACGTAGGAGCGTTTAATTAGGGAATTATTGTACGACTATAGAGCGTGATATCGTTAAATAGGACGTTAAATATTACGGTAATATAGCGATAATAAAGTGCTAAATCAGACCGTTAAATAGACGTTAAATAAAGCGTTAGATATACGTAGTATATAGCCGTAGAATTACTCATTAAATAAGACGTATCGGGCGTTAATAAATAGCCGTAAATTAGGAGTAAAAAGCGATAGGTAGCGATAAGCTATAGAGAGCTCCAAACGGCTCCATTTCGAGTGTCATGCCCCCACGCTGAGGCTCGCTGAATGCTTGATATGTGATTAAGATAAATTCCGCGAAATGCCCGACGTACATGCCGAGAAAAATAATTCATAGAGGGGGTTTTGTTAGTGGCTAAACGAGGCAGACCAAAGAAAGTCAATCCCCGTGATATGCTCGATATGAGACAGAGAAAAGCCGTGGAGCTAATCGTCTCTCGTGATGTGAATGGTCTTACTTACGAGCAGATAGCAGAGGAAATAGATGTAGATACAAAGACGCTTTATCTATGGCGTACAGATAATGACCATTTTATAGACCATATGGAGGAGAGAGCAGAGCAAGTACAAAGAGCCTTTATCTCCGAGGCTTATAATCAGATAAGAGGCATTATTGTAAATGGTAAAACTCACGACAAACTTAAGGCTCTTGATTTATTCCTCAAGAATCAAGGTAAGCTCAAACAGGTAGTAGAGGAGAGCGTAGAGATTAGAGAGCGGACTATAGAGGATTTAGACGAGGAATACCGCGATTTATTAGGCGAGGATATTTAGTAAGTTAAAAGCAGTACTGAATAGTGAGGGTATCCGTAGTTATCGCAAGACTATGGGTATCCTCTTTTTTTATTTATACATATCGTCCCTAAAACCGTGATATTAGGGACACCATAGGTTAGTACGCAAAATCAATGTCTATAGAGTCCCTAAAATGGGTATCTAAACTCGGTAATCTTTTGATGCGAATAAAGCTATGAGGGGGAGTATGGGGGATAGGGGGGGCTCACGCCCTACTGCAAGTCAATCAAAAATATACAAGATATTTTTTTAGTCGAAACTTAGCGAGAGGAACAGATAAACAATGATATGTAGCTGGGGGTATCTTGATAATTGTTAGTACGTATGGAGCAAAAGTAATAAAAAATTTTTTAGGAGATTTAACGTACTAAATACTCAAATGATAATTTAGATGAAACAGCAGGAAGAGTAAAGTAATCATGTATGAGTATAATCCAGTGAGGCGTACAGAAGAATTAAGGCAACACGGATGAAAGGTAAATAAGAACAGAGGCTGCAAATATATTGGAGCGATATGTGCGGTTTGTGGGATGTATTCATTTGGGTGAGCGCTAATTCCTGTTGTGTGAAAGAAAATAAGAGTCATGATTTATGAAAAGTGCGGGAGGTTCATAAGTTTATGAAGGATTACAATGAGAACAATGAACAAATAGGTCGCAGAAAAGGCAGTTAGTGAGAGAACGTATATCCCAAACTTTTTTTATATTGTAAACATTATTTTAAAAGGATAAATGAGAAGTTAAAAAGTATGGTATTAGCTAGAAAATAGCTTTCTATAAATTTTCAGATATGCTTGTGATTCGCACAGCATAAGGGGGAAATTAAATTATTAATAAAGTTGCTTTTAATTTTTATGCACAAAATCTAGTATACGGTGATTAATATTTGTAGTATAATGAACTGAATTTAGGATATACGAGGTGACGGATTTGACTATAAAGAGTAACCTATCAACTTTGATGGGAAAAAATCGGTATAAAATAAAAGATGTTCATGAAAAAACAGGCTTGTCGAGGAATACTATTTCCAACCTGTACAATGACAAGGCTACTCGTATTGACTTTGATACGATAGAGAAAATTTGTTTCCTATTTGACTGTGACGTTAATGAACTACTTGTCCGCAATAAATAATAATTGCCTAATTATATTAATAATGCAATTAAAATATAATCCGAGGCTAATCTAGAACTAAAGAGGAGTTATTACTATGAAAACCGAAATTAAACAAAATTATTCGCCGAACGTCGTGTCCGTTTTCTCAGGATGCGGAGGTTTGGACTTGGGCTTTCATTTAGAAGGCTATAATACTATATGGGCAAATGACTTTTCAGAATGGGCTGTTGCATCATTCAAAGAGCACTTTGGTGATGTAATTCGCTTTGGAGATATAACTGAAATAAACCCATACGACGACAAGACTATCCCTGATGGTGATATAATATTGGGCGGTTTTCCGTGTCAGGATTTTTCGATAATTTGGAAACAGCCGGGCTTAAGTGGTAAAAGAGGAGGATTATATCGACATTTTCTTGAATTTGTTGATGCAAAGCGACCTAAGGCGTTTGTTGCCGAAAACGTAAAGGGACTCTTAACTGCAAACAAAAGAAAAGCCATTGAAACCATTATTAAAGATTTTGAAAGTATTGCACCTGGGTATGTTGTAAAACCACATCTATACAATTTTGCTGAATATGGAGTTCCACAATTCAGGGAACGATTATTAATTGTAGGGGTGCGAATAGATACAGGATTTAATTTTATTCATCCCAAGCCAACACATGGACCCAATACATCGCTTCCATATGTAACTGCAGGAGAAGCCTTACAAGGAGTTAAAAATGTAAAATATAATAATGAGCACATTAATTGTATGGATAAAACAAAAAGAATGCTGGAGTTAATACCAGAGGGCGGAAATTTTACAGATATCCCTAAAGATCATCCGCTTTACGTAAAAGGAATGATTAGTCATGTATATAGAAGAATTAAATTGGACGAACCAGCTAAAACAATAATTGCCGCAGGAGGTGGCGGTACATGGGGTTATCACTATCCAGAGCCTAGACCTTTAACGAATAGAGAGAGGGCTCGTCTTCAATCTTTTCCAGATGATTTTAAATTCATAGGGAGCATTGCAGAAGTTCGCAGACAGATTGGCAATGCAGTTCCGCCAGAGGGAGTTAGGGTAGTTGCCAGAAGATTGAAGCCTTTATTTACTGGTGATTATGAAAAAGTTGATTTATACGAAGTCTATGAAAAATTATCTAAGCTGTCAGTGAAAGAACGTTTGGATTTTGTTACAAAAGAAATGGTATAAGGAGATGTCAGTATGGAACTATTATTCTCAAACTATCCGCCGATGCGAACGAAAATGTCAAGATTTTCTGATGCTTTTTATTCTCTGCTTCCGCGTACAAGCCAATTAGATATTGCTGTTGGTTATATAACATCAGAGGCACTAATAGAGCTAAAAAAAGCTGTTGAATTGAATAACATTGAAAGAATGAATCTTACCATTGGTATGCATTATCTGGATAAGTTTACAGCGGTTGAATACAAAACTGCGATTGACCTCAACAATTTTCTTATGGCTAATGGATGTGGGGAAGTTCGACTGGTAACTCCTTTTCGTTTCCACGGAAAAATGTATTCTTATGGAGATGCTAAAGGATCTTTTGCGGGTATAATTGGTTCAAACAATTTGAGTAGTATTGTGGAAAGTAACAGCAGGACATATGAAGCCTCAGTTTTAATAGATGATGCAGATTACGCACAGCAAATGCAGAAGTTTATTCATGAGCTTAACCGTACGTCAACTGAAAATATTGCAGCTTTAGATATTGATCAATTTAAGAAAGAAAATCCTTTGCTTGAGAATCATGAACATGTTGAAAAAGTTGATACGAAAGTATTGGCTCAATGTCTTTCAAGTCAAACGGAGATATGTTTTAATATTCCAATTAAAGGTGCAGAAGTATCTCCTCAGAGCAATCTCAATGCATTTTTCGGGCGAGGACGTGTTGGTAAAAACGGACTTGTTAAGCCACGCCATTGGTATGAAGTTGAGTTGATTGTACCAAAGCCTATAACAGATCAAATGCATTATCCCAAAAGTAAGACAGATGAAGCATTATTTGATGTAATTACAGATGATGGGTGGAAATTTAAGTGTAAAATCAGTGGAGACTACAGTAAAAATTTTCGGTCTGAGAGTGATCTTAAAATATTGGGAAAATGGCTAAAGGGGAGATTGGAAAATGCAGGGGCACTATCTGTTGGAGAACCTGTAACACAGGAAACTCTGAGACGATATGGACGTGATACATTCACTTTTACAAAAACAACAATACCTAACTTATGGTATTTGGATTTTGGGGTGACAAAATGAATTATTTAAACTGTTATTTGGATAGAATAGTTAAACGAGGTAATCAGCAGCTTGCAGATGCAATAAATAAAACTGTAAAAGATATTATACCAGAGTATGTTTCTAATTTTACTTTTAAAGATCACGTTGTTAGTCTTTTAGTTGGGGACGTTCAAAGTGGTAAAACCAGTCATATGTTTGGTCTTATGAGTGCTGCAGCTGATGAAGGATTCGGCATTTTTCTATTATTAACAACGGATAATATTTTGCTACAACAGCAGACTTTTAGAAGAGCTCAGAAAGATCTAAGTGAGTTTTGCATTTGCGATGAAAATGATTACTTATCTTTTGTGAATAATAACTTGCGAAAACCTGTAGTTGTTGTATTAAAGAAAAATGGCAGGATACTAAAACAATGGAAAAATAACATATCTTCAACTAATTTTTGTGCGGGTAATCCCTTATTCATTGTGGATGATGAAGCAGACGCTGCCAGTTTAAATACAATGGTAAATCAAAAAAAGCGAAGCACTATAAATAAGTTATTGGATGAAATTAAACGGACGACTTCTAGTAGTATATATATGCAAGTCACGGGTACTCCTCAAGCTATTCTGCTTCAGACTGCTCAAAGCGGATGGAAACCGTATTTTACATATTACTTTGAACCCGGTCAAGGATACTTGGGTGGGAACTTTTTCTTTGGTAATGAACAAACTCCATACCTTATTTTTACAGACAATGATGAGGCAGATGAACTATTAATAGATGATGAATTTCCAGAGAATGGATTAAAAAATGCACTTATGATGCATTTGATAACATCTGCGCACATTTTTTTAGAAGGAGGAAAAGTTTCTAATTTTTTAATTCATCCTAGTGTTCGTACTGATCAGCATAGTAAGTTTGCTGAAAAAATTGGGGATTATCTTAATGAAATTTCTATAACATATGAGGAACCAGAAACAGCTGATGCTTTTAGACTTGTGTATGAAAATCTTAAAGCAACAAAGACAAATATTCAACCTTTTAACAATATATTTGCTTTCATATGTAATCAGCTTGAAAATGATATGGTGAAGGTTTTAGTAATTAATTCATTTACTCCTTACGATGAAAATGTTAAATATGAAAATGATATAAATATTATAATTGGAGGAAACAGTCTAGGGAGGGGGGTCACGTTCCCACAACTGCAGACAATTTATTACTGCAGAGTTGCAAAAAATCCTCAAGCTGATACAATGTGGCAGCACGCCCGTATGTTTGGTTATGACAGAGACCATGCTTTAATGCGTGTGTTTATGCCTCCGATACTTTATAAACTATTTTCGGATATTAATACAACAAACAATAGTATAATAGCTCAGATTAAAAAACAAAGCAAAAATTGTGATATCAAGATTTATTATCCTACAGGATTAAAGCCAACACGAAAAAACGTACTTGATAAAAAATCAGTTGACGTATTTTCAGGAGGTGTAAACTATTTTCCTTTTTATCCTATCAATAAAGATGTAGATTTGCTTGATCAGTTGTTAGTGGCATTTTCTGAAGAATCATATTTAGTAAGCTTAAAGCTTATTATGCGGTTATTAGAACAAACCAGTTCTGAGATGGATGATTGGAGTATTTCGGCTTTTGTAGGGTTTATAAATACATTCATTGCTGAAAATCCTTTAGCTCAAGGCAGGTTAATCGTCCGCAGAAATAGGGACATAGCAAAAGGAACGGGAACTCTATTATCACCAAACGATAGAAAACTTGGTGATACTTATCCTAATGAGGTAGTGTTGACTATGTATAAAGTAACAGGAAACAAAGGCTGGGATGGTAAGAAGATTTGGATTCCCAATATTAAACTTCCGGGCAATATTATTTATTACAACGTTTAATTGATAGAGTACGAATATAGCTGATAATCATACGAAAGATATTCAAAGAATTTAGGGAGAGCCTAAAAAATTTACTTTATAACTGGAGCAGAATTATACGGAGAACTTAGTATTATGTTTGAGGGAAGGCTTCTTCTTTAGTATGCATAAAAGCACATGTCAAGGGCAACCTCTGATGAGAGGGGCTTTGACATGTGCTTTTATGCATACTATATTGTAGCTAAGTCAGAAACGCCATACTGTTGCCTTTCTGCCACACAATTAATTATTATAGAAAGCAATTTAAAAAGATTATTTTACACTCTCTTTAAATGAGACTAATACTATTAATCGACATTACTGATTTCACTTCCATCAATTTTCATCTTATAAAGAGTTTTTTCATCTCTATAATAAATCCAATCACCTACTATATTTATAGACTCACTATATGTATTATTTAATTTTGTATTCTCACTACCATCTATTTTTATTTTATAAACGGAAAAGTTATCATTAGGATTTTGATAATAAATCCAATCATCTGAAACATTTAAGTATGCACTTGCTTCTGTATTTAGCTGCGTATTTAAGGGCGTTTCATCAGTACCGTCTATTCTAATTTTATATATGGTTCCCCAGTCAGAATAATTTGCATAATAAATCCAATCGTTGTATACAACAATACCTAGGTTTTTGGAATTATTTAATTTTTTTCTTTGAGTACCATCAGTCTTGATTTTATATAAGGAATCGCCATCAGAAGCAGATGAATAATAAATCCAATCATCTACTATATTAATATCATAGCTGGTTTCATTATTTAATTTTGTTTTTTGAGTACCATCAGTTTTGATTTTATATATACATGTTTGGTCATCATCAAAATTATTATAATAAATCCAATCACCTACAACATTTATGTATGAGTCTACTTTTACATTTAATTGTGTATTTTCACTACCATCAATTTTCATTTTTTCTATAGTTGATGAACTAAAGCTTTTATAATAAACCCAATCACCAACTATATTTATGTTTGTACTTGGGACATCATTTAATTTTATTTTTTGAGTACCATCAGTCTTGATTTTATATATAGATGCTCCATCAGAAGAATTCGAATAATAAATCCAGTCTCCTTGAATAGCAGCTAGTCCAGAATTTCGGATGTTGCCTGTTGTATTACCTCTAATATTTTTATCTTTATTATTTATTGGTATAGAAGTCTTTGATTCATTTATAGAAATGTTTGTTTCTTCTCTACTATTTGAAGAATTTAATACAAATATCAATACACCACACATAATTATTAGGTATATAAGAATAGCAGCTATTATAACAAGCATAAATTTCGTCAGATTATTTGTCTTTTTATTCTTATGCATCATTTTTACCTCTTTTATTAGTACATATTTTATTTATCTGATTAGTAGAACTCTTGTTTTATTTACCACAACATTTTAATTTATTTGAACTATACGCATTTTGAAATATTTTTTATTATAACACACTTTAATAGTATCAGGTAGAATATTTGAAAGACAGCAGAAGTAATAATTTAAAGTCTTGACGAATTTTGTTGAAATTTTAGAGCTTTTATATTATTATATACTTATATACGTAATACAACTTTAAGTATAGAGATAGGAGATGGTAACATGGCAAAAATAGGATATGCAAGAGTGTCAACAATAGACCAGAAACTCGGCAGACAAACTGAAATACTTAATAAATTTGAAGTTGATAAGATTTATTTTGAAAAAGTGAGCGGAGGTAAAACAAATCGCCCTGAATTTAATAAAATGATGAACGAGCTTTCTCAAGGAGATATCGTAGTAGTAGCAGAGTTAACTCGTCTCTCACGTTCTACCTCTCAACTAATAGCAGTATGTGAGGAGTTTAAGAAGCGTGAAGTACAGCTTATTAGTCTTAAGGAAAATATAGATACAACAACCCCGAGTGGGCGGTTAATGTTCGGTATGCTGGCGGTTCTAGCGCAGTTTGAGCGAGAGATTATAGTAGAGCGTACAAAAGAGGGACTAGCCATCGCTAAACAAAAGGGTGTTAGGATGGGGAGACCCCCTGTAAATAATGATAGGATGGACTTAGCTGTCGAGCTTTGGGCGAGTGGTAGATATACCGTATCAGAGATAACACGAAAGACAGGAGTAACAAAGGCTCCATTATATAGAGAAATAAATAGACGTGAATTAACGAGAGAGGTTGCTTTGTAGCCTCTCTTTTTTTGTTTAAAATTCGATCAACTCTTATTTCTTAACCTCGCAGAATAATCTGCGAGGGTTTTTTACGCTTTTTACCGCTCCCTATAAGCTACGCACTTATGAGCCATAGGTTCTATTTTGGCGCAATCGCTTGTATTTAGAGTCGCTTTTCTAACTTGTATATAGGTAGTTCGGACTACCTTTTATTTTAGGTTATAGATGGGAGGTAAACTGTGAGTGTAGATTTTAAAAACCTACAGCAGGACAAGGCAGATATAGAAAAGCTGGAGTGCATTATCAAGCGTCTTAAAGAGAAGTACAAAGAGGCAGCAACCCCCGAGGAAAAGACTCACGCTATGGACGGTATTAGAGCCTATACAAAACAGTACAGAATCAAGCGCTCCGAATACGACGTTTTATTCTTCACTTATGAATACTTTTCAGATGAGCGTAATCCTGAAAACGAAAATAACCTCATTCCCATAGGAACACATCTAAGCGACGCGCCCGAGTTTCACGGCGAGCTATGTAGTATCTTGAACATTCTTTCTACAGAAGAGCCGACTAAACGTATCGCATGGTCGGTACCTAGAGGTCATGCAAAATCGGCATATTTATCAAACGTCTTTCCAGTACACCAAATCATTTTTAAGCTCCGAAAATATATTCTTATCGTTTCAGAAACGGAGTCTATGTCTCGCAAGTTCGTAGAGTGGGTATCAGACCAACTTAAGTTTAATATAAAGCTGCGCAAGGATTTCGGCGACTTTCTCTCCTCAAATAAAAGGGAGAATTTAAAAGACAATCAAGAGGGGTTCGTTACCCTAACCAATACAAGAGTACAGGGAGCCTCTATCGGTAAGCAACTACGAGGCGCGCGTCATGGAGCTTTTAGACCTGATTTAATTATCCTTGACGACCTTGAGAGTTCAAAGAACACAAACACCAAAGAGCTCCGAGATAAAAACCTCCATTGGTTCAACTCCGTTATTATCCCGATTGGAGATCCGAGCCGTACTGCAATCATTTACATGGGAACGCTCGTACACGGTCAAGGGCTACTTCCAGGGGTTCTATCAAGAGCAGATTTTGAGGGGCGTATTCACTCGGCTATTGTGCAAGAGCCCGATAATGAGGAGCTTTGGCAGAGGTTCGAGGAGATATACAGGGAGCAGGAGAACAGCGGACGAATGGAGGAGGCTATCGCTTTTTATGACGAGCATAAAGAGCAGATGGACAAGGGAGTGCGGACGCTTTGGGAGAGTAGATTCCCTTACTATAAATTAATAATGGAAAAAGTTAATATCGGTACTCGCGCCTTTGGTTCCGAGTTTCTTAACAAGCCTATAGATGACGAGAATGCAATATTTAAACCGTCGTTCTTTTCATTCTTTGATGATAAAGACCTTTATGACCAATTTAACAGACTTTTACCTCTTGATATCTATACTTTTTGGGATATTGCAATCGGTAAGAATAACCGCTCAGACTATAACGCGATTGTCACGATAGGGCGTGATAAGAGAACGGGGATTATATATGTCCTTGACGCTTGGGCGAAAAAGTGTCCAATGCACGAGGCGCTAGAGGTAGCAGTAGAAAAGGTTACTCAGTACAAACCGAGGACAGTAGGAGTTGAGACCGTACAGGCGCAATACGATATGTTTCGTCAGCTACGAGACAAACTCACAAAACGAGGTATCTATCACTCAAGAGTTAAAGCAGTCAACCCAAAAGGTAAAAAAGAGGTGCGTATTGAGCAGCTAGAACCTTTATTCGAGAACGGAGTTTTAAGGCTTAAATACAGTCAGCGCTTAATGCGAGAAATGCTAGAGCAATTCCCCGCACACGATCACGACGACTTACCCGATGCGTTGGCCTCGGTTGTAGAGCTTGCGGGAGCTAATAATCGCAGAGTGTTTTATAAAAAACCACATGGAATGTAGGAGGGTAATCTATGAGTAAATATTTCCAACTAGGTGAATTTTTCCCGCCTACACAGGACGGACATAGCGACAGGGTAGCGAGATATAAAGAGAATAAAAAGCTATTCCTTGGCAAGCACCATGAGATTTACAAGCAGGTACAGGGTAAAGAGTCAGATCTTTTATATGTCTCTATCAATTTACCATCAATTATCTGCAAAAAGTCAGCTGACTTCCTTTATGGAGAGTCGGCGCAAGTATCAGCGGGTAAAAGAGACGACTCACCCGAGCAAAAAGCGATAGATAGGATCGTAAAAGATAACGACCTCAATATCACAAACTATGAGAGCTCACTATCTAACGCCTACAGAGGAGACGCGTTTTATAAAATACGTTGGGGGCAAAATTACGGCGGAGCGCTACCCGAAGAGCTAGACCCATTTAGGGCGATTATTGAAAACCAAAACGCTGAATACGTTTATCCCGAGCCTAACCTTTACGACGCGAATAAGATAGAGGCTTTTCATATCGCCGTACCTATTCAAGTTGATAGGGGTAAATATGTGTTAGACGTTGAAAGCCACTACTCAGGGCATATCGAATACGGTCGCTATACTATAAGGCCAATCTCCACAGACACACAGGGTAACGTAGATTCTTTCACTATTACGGGAATTGTAGAGGGGTCTTTTACTACGGTTTTAACAGGCGTTCCAATGCCTTTAATTGTGCATGTTCCAAACTATTCACTAGATGACTCTTGGCAAGGGGTAGACGATCTTTCAGAGCATAAGTCAATATTTGATGAAATCAATAACCGTATCAGTCAGATATCACAGATATTAGATAAGCATAGCGATCCTGCTCTCGCCGTTCCTAGTGGGTTATTAGGTTCTGACGAGGATGGAAATCCTACTTTTAGAGTAGCAGTTAATAAAGTATTTGAGATTATGGGTAAGGATGACGTAATGCCTGAGTATATAACATGGAATGGACAATTACAGGAGGCATTTACAGAACTTGATAAATTAGTAGAGCTGCTTTTTATGATGGCGGAAATCCCCACAGTGGCACTCGGTAAGGGGGACAGCGGAACAAGTGGCTCCTCGGGGCTTGCTATAAAGTGGAGAATGAACAGCTTACTTTCTAAAATCAATAGAAAAAGACAGTATTACGAAAAAGCTCTTAAGCAGGTCTTTATTGTGGCGCAACTATTAGAGCATAATGTAGGCGGTCGTTCCGATTATGAAATAACTATCCCTGTCCTACGCTTTGGCGACGGACTCCCAAAAGACGAGCTAGAGACAGCTAATATTATGGCGATTAGAACAAAAGGCTCGCAGACTATGAGTCAAAAGACAGCTCTTATGATTATGGACGGGCTCACAGAGGAGCAAGCCGATAATGAAATCGAGCGTATTAAAGAGGAGCAGGAGGCAGCGGGAATGTTTGCAGACCCGTCAATCTTTAATGAGGAGATTACCGCCGACGTAGCGGAACAGGGAGAGACAATCGCAGCAGAGGCAGCAGCACAAGATCCGACAGATGAAAAGTTCAAAAGAATGGGAGAAATCCTTGACAATATGAAAATGTAAGGAGGGTTATAAATGGCTAATATGAGATTGATCCCCGAACCAAACTATAAAAGAGACGTAAATAAAATCCTAGAGCATTTTAGAGTGGGCTATAAAGATTTATATAATTACCTCATATCGGCGCTTATATTAGACCCCAACAACCCTTCTATAAAGGAGGAGATTTATATACTCCGTAGGATAGAGGCTAGACTAGGAGAGCTTGAGAAAATGATACAGGGAGATATTAAGGAGAGCTTAACCGACTCCTTTATAAATGGACAGGCGTACCACCTAGCGAGTATCGGAGCTTATGCAAGTTTAAGTGAGGCGGTTAAAAATATTGCCTCCTCATCTTTTAAAGTAAACAAGATTGAGGCTCTAATATCAGATACTTACGACGACCTCCTTTTTGCAACGCAAAATACCTCAAGGCATTTAAAAAAGCTCGTAAGAGATACAGTCGGAAAGTCCATCCAGTACGGCGCATTAAGAGAGGATGGTCGCAGGACTATAGGAAAAATAATTGAGGCAGAGCTATCCTCGAAAGGGCTCTCGAAATCTCTTAAAGAACAGGGCTTTGTTGGTATCATAGATAAGGCGGGGCGTAAGTGGCAGCTCTCCAATTATAGTGATATGGTAGTTCGTACTAAACTCGTTCAAGCACATACAGAGGGTTTGCGATATGAAGCACAAGAGAGCGGTTACGACCTAGCGATAATATCAACGCATAACGCTGACGACTCATGCGGAAAGTACGAGGGTATGATTATCTCGCTTAATGGTGGGACTAAAGGATACCCGACTTACGAACAAGTAAAAGCTACAGGCGAGATATTCCATCCTAATTGTAGGCATATCGTGCACTCATTTAGAGACGTTGAGTTCTTGCCTAAATCTGTACGAGAAAAAGATGAACAGGCTAGAGGCTATTTTGAGAATAGAAATTAATACTCTAGGCCATACTTCCAAAAAAAGGAGGCATGGTATTTTATGTGTGATGGAAATTGTATCGACTGCATGTACTATATAGAGAGTTCAGATTTTGAAACGTGGCCGTTTAGCTGTATGTGGGAATTACCTGTATTAGATCTTGAGTAGGTAAATACTTTAAAGAAAAATTTGAAACTAAAAAACGAATTATCCCGAGCGTAAAGGCTTGGGATTTTTTTATTTTCTAAAGTTTTTTATACTCCAACTTGTATTACGGGGATAGTTTACGACCTTATATATGGGAGACCTATAGACCACCAATCTATAGGTTTTTTAAATCCTGCGAGGCGTAGCTCGTAAAAAACGAACAAGGAGGACATTCAATGAACGAGACTTTTAATACATTCATGTACGAAATGGCGGAGGAAATGAGTCCAAGCGTTGATTTAAAGGCTGCGGGTGACGGAACGCCAACAGACGGAGAACTAAACGAAAGTAAGGTTCAAGAGATTATGATACCTAAAACCCGCTTTGATGAAATCAATAAAAAGTATAAGGATTTAGCGGACAAAGTAGCCGAGTTTGAAAAGGTCAAACAAGAGACGGAAAAGAAAAAAGCCGAGGAGCTCGGAGAGTTTGAGAAGCTCTATAAAGAGACTTCAAAAGAAATCGACGGCTACAAATCAAAGTCAACACAAGCGGAGGAACGCGCAAAACACCTAGAAACAGTAGTTAATGAGCTCATTGAAAATAAATTAAAAGACGTTCCCGACGAGTTCAAGGAGTTAATACCCGATGGGATGTCGGCGGAGGAGAAATTGGCGTGGATTAATAAAGCAGAGTCAAAAGGGCTATTTAAGAAAGCTACTGGAACAGTAGAAATCGGAAAGCCAATGAATTTTGGGGCTCCTAATATCGACGTTAACGCTCTATCAGCTAAAGAAAAATTATTATTCGCTTTCAACTCCACGAAGAAAAAACAATAAAAAACTAATCCAAACAGGGGGACTTTAAAATGTCATTAACATTATTAGAGGCAAGCAAGTATTCAACAGATATGTTACAAGCTGGCGTTATCGAAACAATGGCTAAAGAAAACGCGGTTATCGAGGTTCTTCCTTTTATGACAATAGAGGGCAACGCTTACAAATACAACGTTGAAACAGCACTTCCAAACGTTGAATTTAGAGCAGTAAACAGCGGTTACACAGCAGGAGCAGGAGCAGCAGAACAAAAAGTAGAGGGGCTCGTTATTCTTGGTGGAGACGTTGACGTAGATAAATTTATTGTTCAAACTCGTTCAAATGTAAACGACATTAGAGCTATTCAAGTGCAATTAAAAGCGAAAGCAGTCGCTAACACTTACGCAGATAAATTCTTCAATGGAGATAATTCATTGGAAGGACAAGCTAATGAGTTCGACGGTCTTAAGGTTAGACTTGCAGGAACAGCTCAAGAAATCAGCGTGCAAGACGCGGGCGGGAAATTACTTCTTGATGATTTAAACGCTCTTATCGACGCAGTAGACGGCGGAGCAGAGTTCTTATTCATGGGTAAAGCTACAAGGCGTTTAGTAACAAAATTATTACAGAGTAGTCAACATTATATCGAACAAGGACAAGACGCGTTCGGTAGACCAGTCTCAGGATACGGAGGAGCTCAAATCAGAGTTATTGACGACTCAATCTTACCAGCAGGCAAAATCTATGCGGTTAAAACAGGCGTTCTTGACGCGGTTTGTGGTCTCGAAAATGGTTCTCTTTCAGTTAGAGACCTCGGCGAAATCGACTCTATGCCTGTATTAAGAACACGTATCGAATGGTACTGCGGTATGGCGGTATTCAATCCTAAAACAGCAGCAGTATTAAACGGTATTGTAGCTGCTTAATAAGACTCTTTAGATAGGGAGGGGAGCTTTTCTCCCGTCCCTTTTTTATTAACCAAAACGGAGAGGAGGTCTACGGATGGCAATAAAAATAAAGGTTTCTAACCCTAACTTTAACGGGTTTAGAGCAGGGATAAGGTTTTATAACGGCGTGGGTACTTTCGAGGACTTAGTGCTTGGTAAGCGGATCGCCGAGGAGCTCGGTTATAAAATAGAGGAAATAACAGGGGGGAACGTAGATGGTAAGGAAACTCCGAAAAAGACTCCTTCTAAAAAGTCAACCTCTAAAATGGGGGCGCTAAAAAATGATTAACGTAAACGACGTTTCTCAATATATCACAGAGAATATTCTTCGTTCGGAGGCATGGGATAACGCGGACAGTGCCACTCGCATAAAGACAGTTAATAACGCGGATAGACTACTCAAAATATTACTTTCAGATTATTACTCTAGCGAGGTTCCTACGGAAGATATCGCAAATCAAGCGCTTTGGATGTTAAAACTAGACGATATGGTAGAACGCTCCGAGCAGGGAGTCAGTTCCTTAAGTGTCGAGGGCATATCGGTTCAGCTTGAGGATATCGAAAGGACAATCGCTCCTTTAATCCTAAAGTCAAAAGGAATTAATCCTAAAGACCCGAGAGCTCTTATCAAAAGACGAGTCGGCTCTTACGGTTTAACTCTATTAGATACTAACAGAACGGGCATAAGGAGGGGGCGCTAATGATGGGCTTTATCCCTATGAATAACCTAGTAACTATTATCAGTAATTCGGGACTTGATGAATGGGGAGAGCACACATCAAACGGCACGGAGATAGAGTATAAAGCGCGTATTGACTACTCAATCCGTAATCAAGTAATAAGCGGAGCAAAGGGTAATGAAATAGTCATCTCGGCAAAAGTGATTTTACAGGGGCTAGTTAATGTCTCCTATTCTGATACCGTTAAATTTACGGACAGGCTCGGTAATATCCGAGCACTTAAACCGCTCAATATTATACTACGCGAGGACTTAGGCGGAAACGTACTTTTTACAGTATTGGAGGTTTAGGGCATGAGTAAGCACAAGGACAACTCTAAACAGTTCCTAGCAGAGCTCGACAGAGCACTACAATCCGCTATGCAGGACGTAGTAAACGACCTTGCTCGTACTTCTTCGGGAGCTGCACCAATAGATAGAGGGGTTTTGCAGGGCAGCTATGACAAAGAGGTTAAAAAAGTTGGGGGCAGATACGCGGGAACGGTAAAGTATATCGTCAAAGAGAACGGTTTTAATTACGCCTCATATATGCACGAGGGAACGTACAAGCTCGGTAAAAGCTCGCTACAAAAAGGCTCGGTCAGAGGTATGTCGGGCAAGAGCTATAAGGTGGGTAACAAATTCTTAACACGTGTTATAGATGGCGAGCATAGAGCCTATACGGAGCATGTGAGCAAAGTGATTAAAAAGGTAACGGACAAATTTAGAGGCAAGTAGGAGGGGAAAGTCGTGTTAATGGATTTTGTAAGGTTCTTAAAAGCAAATACAGCAGCGAGAGTTTACCCGCTGAAATTTCCTACGGACGCTCCCGATACTTGCATAATCGCGGAGATAACGGGAGGTACAGCGCCGAGAGGGACGGTATCCTCCGCTTATGTACAGATTTACGTAAGAGCTCTGCAAGCACAAGAGGCGGAGAGATTAGCGGGAAACCTAATCACGTTTCTTGATAGACGCACTAATAGCATGATAGGAGATAAGCAGCTCGTTCTATCAGAGGCGCAGCAGTCAGAACCTCAATATGTAGGGACGGACGAGAATAACCGCTCTCTATTTTCAATAAATGTAAGGTTACTCATAGGCTAAACACACGATAAGGGGGAATTTGAAAATGTCTAATAAAGTTGCAGGAGTAGACGTACTTGTAAAGGTTGAAACGACAACAGGAGTTTATATGGTAGTAGGCGGTCAGACAGGTGCAACTATGAATAGATCAGCGTCAACTATAGACGTTACTAACAAACAGAGTGGCGGATGGGTTGAAATCGTAACAAGTCTTAAAGAATGGTCTATCGACTTTGACGGTTTTGTAATTCTTGGAGACGCAGGAATTGAGGCAATCGAAACAGCATTCGAGGATAACAAAAAAGTAAAGGTGGAGGTAAGAGTCGGAGCAACAGACGACGCAAACGGCTACACATTAAGCGGTGAGGGATTTATAACAGACTTCCCTATCGAAATGCCACAGGACAACTGCGTGACATATTCGCTATCAGTCGCGGGAGCGTCTCCTTTAAATAGGGCTAAAGGTATAGAGGCGTAATTATAAAACTACTAAAAACTAAAGGGGGAAGTCAATATGGCTAACAAACAAAGAGGAGAAATCAAAATCACCTTAGATAAAGAGAGAGTATTAAAATTCAACCTTAATTCTCTTGTAAAACTTGAGGAAATTGGAGTTAACGTCCAGAGCCTACAAGACAATGCGAAAATTTCTGACATACGATCAATTTTATGGGCGGGGTTAGTTCATGAGGATAAGGATCTTACTCTCGAAATGATCGGCGATATGGTAGATATGGATAATTTACAAGAGGTAACGGATGCAATCGCTAAAGCGTTCGGAGATAAGGGAAAAAAGTAGTCACTTTAGGTTGGAGCGAGATAAAAAAATACGGGTACGGTTTATTAAAGCTCACTCCCGACGTTTTATTCAACCTAACCTTACATGAGTTCGCGGATATGATAGAGGCGACTCTTGAGGTACAGGACGATTTACTTGATTTAGAAATGGTACGGACTTCGTGGTTTACTTCCCTAATAATGAATAGCTCGGGCAACTATAAACGTCCTATAAAGCCCGACAAGCTCTACACAAGCAAGTACGCCTTAGATAGTCAAGGCAACGCTAAAGAGGCAACCAAAATGACTATTGAACAGCATGAGGCAGAACAAGATAGATTAAAAGACATATTTAAACTTACAGACCGATAGGAAGCTAAACCTATCGGCTTTTTTACTATAAAGGGGGGGCTAAAAATGGCGTATTTGTCAGAGGTGGCGGTTAAAGTCGATCTAGATACTGGCGGCCTCAAAAAAGGAATGTCACAAGTAAAGGGCTCAACGGAGGGACTAACTTCCTCATTAAAGAAAATCGGCGGGATCGTGGCGGGAGCTTTCGCGCTAGATAAAATTAAAGACTTCGGCGTAAGCTGCCTAACAATGGCGAGCGGCGTTGAGGAAATGGAGAATAAATTCAACATTGTATTTAAGTCCACAGGAAAACAGATTGACGAGTGGGCGAAAGGACTGGGGAAAGCAATCGGGCGTAACAAGAACGAAATTAAAGGCGCAGTATCTAACATGGGCGACCTTTTAATCGGCTTTGGTATGTCAGAGAAAGGAGCGGGCGCGCTATCTCAATCGGTAGTAACGCTCGGCTATGACCTTGCGAGTTTTAATAACTTGCAGGATGACGAGGCCATAGCTGCTATGCAGTCGGCACTTCTCGGTGAACACGACGCAGCTAAAAAGCTCGGTATTGCTATTAATGAGGCGACACTTGCCGAGGCTATGCACGAAATGGGGATTAAAAAGAAATGGAACGAGCTTGACGAGGCAACAAAGGCGCAAGTTAGGTATAAGGTTATGGTAAAGCAGACTGCCAATGCACAGGGAGATGCTGAACGTTCCGCAGATGGTTACGCGAATACTCTCAAAGCTGTGAAGGCTCGCGTTGAGGAGATACAGGAGAATATTGGCAAGGTTCTTTTGCCAATCGCAAAAGATCTTTTAGATACTTTTAAGGAAAAAGGTATCCCTGCACTCGAGGGACTCGCGAGAGGCTTTGGGGACGTTGTAAAACTTGTTAAGCACTCAAGCCAATTTTTTAATGAACACAAAGACGTGATTACTGCTATCGGGATAATGCTTGGAACTCTTAGTATCGCTATAGGTATTTTCGCCGTACAAATGAAATGGGCTGCTATTTCAGAAAAGCTATTCACATCATGGACAACTATAGCGACTACAGCGTCAGCAACTTTCGGAACAGTTATGGCATTCCTTACTTCTCCAATCACGCTTATTATCCTTGCAATCGGGGCGTTAATCGCTATTGGTTATCTCTTAATTAAAAATTGGGACGAGGTTAAAGTGTTCATGCTTAAGGTGTGGGACAAGATAGCAAAGGCTTGTAAGTCCGCATGGGATTGGGTTTATAACAACGCTATTAAGCCCGTAATTAATCTTATTATAGCATATATCAAGCTTTATCTCTCGGTAGTAACTACGATAATCAACGCCGTAAAGGCCGTTTTTCAAGCAGCTTGGAATTGGATTTATAACAGTGTAATCAAGCCCGTTATTAATGGTATGGTGAGTGCTATAACGAACATTAGGAGCAAGACAGGGGAGGTTCTTAACGGCATTAAGAGTACCTTTTCAAGTGTATGGAACGGGATCAGCTCGATAGTGTCAGGCGTTATTAACGGTATTATCTCAAAGGTACGCGGTATATGGGATACAGTAAGTGGTATCACGAGCAAAATTAGGAGTGCTTTTTCTAGTATGTTTACTAGCGTAAGACTTCCTAGATTTAGTTACTCGGGTTCGCTTAATCCTACAGAGTGGGCGAGTAAAGGGCTTCCAAAAGTTAACGTACAATGGAATGCGAGCGGGGGTATTTTGGATAATTCAACTCTTATAGGCGCGGGAGAGGCAGGAGCTGAGGGTATCGTACCATTACAAAACCGTCGTAAGATGGCACCTTTCGCGGAGGCTGTGGCGCGCTATATGCCGCGTGAGGGAGGCGGTAACTTGACAGTACATGTTGATAGTCTTGTAGTCCGTGAGGAGGCAGACGTTAATAAGGTAGCCGAGAAATTATATAGATTACAGCAAAGAGAACGCAGAGCAAAAGGAGGGGCTTAAGATATGGCGATTAGTTATAGAGGAGCAGCGCTCCCATCCTTTATTAAGGTTAAGAGCGTCAATTTTTCAGCACTACCAAAAATAAACTTAATGACTACTAATGTACCTCAAAGAGCAGGGGTAATTTATAGCGGTACAACGCTCGGGGAGAGATTTATCTCCCTTGAGGTTGCTATCGTGAAAATAGATAACCGCTCGCCTATGGTTCTTGCAGAGGAGCTCGCGGAGTGGCTGCGCGGAACAGATTTAAAAGGGTTCGGAGCAGGAGAACTCATACTTGACGATAATCCGTCAAAACTTTTTTACGCAATAATTAGTAATGAGGTACCGATTAGTGACCTTATAAGTGTAGGGGAGGGCGTGATCGATTTTATGCTCGCAGCCCCGCACTCATATTCGGCAGCGCTCTATAAAAATAATTTCTCAGATCCATCCTTTACGGTAGGATACAGCGGAACAGCTCCATTTTACCCGCTGGTAAAGTTTACACTTGCGGAAGGAGTTACAGATCCGAGGATTGACGACGTAGTAACAGGCGATAGTATCAAGTTAGTAGGGTCGTTCCCTGCGGGTACAGTTATAGAGATAGATAATGAGGGGAAAAAGGTTAAGATTGACGGAGCGCTATCTATGGATAAGATCGACCTTTCTAGTGAGTGGCTCTATCTTACAAAGTATAAAAGTAACAGCTTTTCGGTCGTTCCTGCTAGTGCTATTTCAAGCCTAGAGTTTACGTTCAGAGAGGCTTATATCTAACAAGTTCAAGGAGGGGGCGTTTTATGCTTTATATACTAGATAAATCAAGTGAGAAATTACTTACTATACTAGATAATGCCTCTCCTAGCGCTTGTCCTTTTTATAATGACAACTACGTAGAGAAGTTAAATGGAGCTTATATCTTTGAGTTTGAGGTACCCGCAGATCACGCGGACAGTACCCATATAACAGAGGAAAACTATGTCATGTTTAAGGACGTTCTAGGAGAGTGGCAATTATTCGTAATTAAAGATATTGAGGAGGCTCACGCAGACAGGCATGTAAAAAACGTATACTGCGAGCACTCATTTACGGAGCTTATCGACGATATCGTAGAGACGGGAGCAGGGGGAGAGAAAAAGTCTGCTCAAACTTGGATTGATACAATTTTAAGTGGTACTAGATGGACAGGCACAGTCGATACCGATTTAAACGACCTTATAATCCTTGAGGATATCCAATTTAAGACAGTTCTTGAGGCCATTAATCAGATAGTGACTCTTGTAAAATGCGACCTTAAATTTAATATCACGGTGATAGGAAATGCTATCACAAAACGCGAGATTAAGTTCACTAAAAGAGGGTGCAGTTTGGGCAAGAGATTAGAATATACAAAGGACTTGCGTAGCATAAAGCGCACAGTTAACACTGATAATTTAAAGACCGCCATTCTACCTTTGGGTAAAGCTGAAGAAACTACAGATACGAGTAAACCTAAATCTCGATTAACGATAGCAAGCGTTAATAATAACGTACTTTTTGTGGGTGACGAGACAGCTCGAAGTAATTGGGGGAGAACAAACGCAGACGAAACCAAAAGGCACCGCGTCTTAACTGTAATTTTTGATGATATCGACGAGCCAAACGCTCTTAAAGCTCAAGCTCAAAATTACCTTAATCTCTATAAATCACCAAGAGTTACTTATGAGGTAGAGGCGATCGACTTTGGAGCTCTTACAAAGATATCTCATGAAAAGGTAGTTATAGGCGATACAGTAGCGATTAAAGATAAGACTTTTAATCCCGCATTATCACTTTATGCAAGGGTTATAGAGTTACAGAAGTCTTTATCAGACCCGCAGAAAATGACGCTGACTCTCGGCAACTTTAAACCGTCAATCATACAGACTGATTTATCAAAAGATATAGAGACGCTTAATGATAAAATCGACAGATTACCTCCTCAAGAGGCAGTCGTAGAGCTTGGGATTATCGGAGGCAGAAACTATGCACTAAATACGCAGTTTAAAGAGAGCTCAAGATATTGGAACATTATAGGAGGTAATAACTCCGTAGTACCAGTAACAAACCTCGCAGGGTTTGACAGAGCTTTTAAAATGTCCAGTACAGGCGAAAGCAGTCAGTATAAAATCTATCAGAATATAGAGAGTCCTAACCAATTTAAAGACCAATATGTCACACTATCAGCATTCATTAAATACGACAATGTAATAGAGAATACTAACTCATGGGAAAAGTTACGCCTCTATGTAGAGTGGGATTACGTAGACGCACAGGGTCAAACCTATACCGTATTTGATACAGGCGTAGGATTTTCGGGTTCCTCATTATGGCAGAGGGTAAGTCATACTATGCGCATTACCCATCCCGACGCTGCAATAGTAACGCGACTTATCGTAGTTATCGGGCTTGATAATTGTACGGGGGAATTTACGACGACAGGCGTTAAATTAGAGCTCGGGGAGTATGTAACGGACTATACGGATAGCAGACGCGACGCTTACGGTTCGGGATGGTATGAGCAGGTTAAGGACATCAACAACGTAGATATGAACGGATCTCAAGGCTACGTATACCTCACAGAGACCGACGGTCTTTACGTATATGATAAGCCTAGTGTGGGAAATCCTAGGAGCGCAGTTATTATTAAAGGCGGTAAATTTGCAGTCGCTAAATGGGACGAGCAGCTCGGAAAATGGAAATCAAATACTTTTATCAAGGACGGTGAAATCTTCGCTGACGCTATCACGGGCGGAACAATGATAGCGGACAGAGTTTACGGGGGAAATCTTATACTTGGGAAGGTATCAACTATAAGCGGAGAGCAAAGACACGGTAAGCTAGAGATAAGAGACTCCGACGGTCAAGCGGTGATTACTCTATCAGCCGATAGTACCGAATACTCCGAGGTTAAAGCGGACACGGTTTATGGTAAAAAATATGGATTACCTCCTGCAAATCTTGTCGGGGTAACTAATCCTTATATGCCTAACTTTGACACTACAGACCAAAAAATTAAAATATATGTATCTATGCTAGGAGATGACTCTAATGATGGAACGGCTACAGCTCCGCTGCGTACTATACAGGAGGCCATTAACAGGCTCCCTAAATATATAGAGCATACGGTCGAGATTTTCGTAGCTCGCGGGGTTTATACAGGCTCGGTTTTAGTCAGCGGATTCAATGGCAGCGGTAATATTAAGATTATTGGAGAGACTCCTCCAAAGGGCAGATATCTTTATTTCCGTTGCGAGGGTGGTAATAATGTGAATGCAGGTTATCATATCGTCGAGGTCGAGGCTTACGATAGGGCGGGTAATAATATTGCGCTTAACAAGGCAAGAACAACGAACGCCACGACAGGAACAGGGACGCTCGATGTTGCTCGAATTAATAACGGCGATAAGTTAGCCACGAACATGTTCGACTTGGGTAGCGGGGATAAGTGGGCTTGTGTAGACTTAGGCGCTGACGTTGACGTATACGGTATCAAGTCAATTAATTATTTCACAGGCGGTCGTACCTACTACAAAAAGAGGGCGTATCTAGTGAATGGCAGCTCGACAAATACCTATACCTTTTTTGACTCAAGACCTAGCGAGATTGGAAAGGCCTATTATGTAACAGATACTCCCGAGATAGAGAACGGGAGCTATTACGATTATAGGAGCGTAATCAATGGGTATATGAAATTGCAGAGTTGCAACGTTGATATTTCACTCTATCATTTGAGGGTTGAAAACTCAATGAATAGTGAATCGCCGCTCTTTGTTATTAACTCTAAATATGTCTATGCGGTTGATACTACTCTAGTTTGTCTTACTCCTTCACCGAATGCGATACCTTATGGAATTTACTTCTCACGTTCTACGGGTAAAGTAGATTATTGCGAGACAAATAACGCGGATATTGCGGGCATTATCAGCGCTTACGGTAGTCAAGTAGACGCTTTTAACTGTAGGGGGAACGGTTCAAGCATGGATTACGGCATCTATGCCTATTCATCCTCTATTATCTCCATATTTAGCACTATTCCTAATGGCACGGTATCAAATACTTTTACCAACTTCGGAGGTCAAGTCGTTTATTCGGGAACAATTCCCGCAGGAAAAGCAGGAATTATATTCGGTAATGGAACCGTAGCTCCCGTCGTTAAAGAGTACGTCGAAACGATAACCTCTGCCTCAAGTAAATCGTGGCAAATAGACTCTAATAAATGGTGGACGACTGACTTGGACGTATTCCAGTCTGAATGGGGAACGAGTGGACTACGTGCGGGATATTGGTTCTTTGGGGACTACTTCGCAAATCTTAAAGCTCAGGGAGCAAAGATTAAGAAGGTAAGAGCGTATATTCAGAGGGTTAACTCTTCTCATGGAACAAGCTCAGCAGTTACACATTATGTAAGACCGCACCCTCACGGATGGCAGCCGAGCGGAACGCCTACAATCGACACCACAAGAGGACACGCTACTATTGGACTCTTAAGGGGAGCGGGCGCATGGGTAGATTTAACGAACAGCTTACCACAGTTCGATAGCGGATGGGCTAAAGGTATTATGCTGTATACGTCCTCACGCAGCGACAGCGATTATTCACGTTGCTACAGTACGGCAAGGCTAGAAATCACCTACGAAAAATAAGGAGGGATAAGAGTGTATATCGTACTTTTAAACGCCGACTTTACACCCTATAAGCATATCGAGCTTATGGGAGATATAAGCGTCAATAATAATACAGACTTAACTTGGGCGGGAGGTTCCTTATCAGGGGTTAAGATTAGGTATATTGCGACCGAGCAGCTTAAAGATAAATATACAGAGGAAGAGGTTTTAAATTCGCTTAAGGGTTATCGTATTAAGTCCCTGCTCCGAGGCAGAAACTCTAAAATTGAGCATGTTTACGCGAACCTTGGGGAGTTAGAGCCCGAGAGAAAAGAGGCAGATATTAAGAGAAATTTTAATACTATGCGAGCACAGATTATCGGAGCAAAGACGCTCGAAAGTCTCGACTCGGTTCCGTGGGATATGCCTTAAAAATATTAAGAGAGTGCTTTTAGAGGCTCTCTTTTTTATTTTTATTTAAAAGTTATCAAATAGGTATTAAAAAGGTAGTATTTATACTCTGATTTGTACCTAGTTTATAGAGGAGCTAATGGCTGCTTATTTTAGCTCTTTATTTAACTCAAATGACCATTTATGCATCCTATATCATGTGTTAGGAGGTTCCAAAATAACGGTCAGAGAGTCGAAGGCTAAATCCGAGTAGTCGTTATATACAACGATTAAGGGGGTTTGGAATGTGGAAAACAGTACCGCTTTGATAGGACTTATAGGCTCAATTGGTACAAGCGTCATAACGTATTTTATTGCTAAAGCTAACGCCAGCAAAGATTATGCTATAAAGCGAGAGGAGTACGTAGATGGCAGATTAAAAGAGCTAGTTACTCTTTACAAGAATGAGGTTTGTAGCCTTAAGGATGAAATAAGAGAGCTTGTAGAGGAAAACAAAATGTTAAAAGTAGAAATTTTAGAGCTTAAAGAAAAGGTTATCACACTAGAGGGAGGCAAATATCATGGAGAAATTTAGTTCGTTATTAGAAGTACGAAAAATGATATCTTTAGCGGTTACGTTACTTTTTATCGTTCTTGCGGTTATGGGTAAGATCGAGACTAAACTCGTAGAGTATGTCGTAGTATCTGTTATCTCTTACTACTTTGCTAAATCTACGGCACTAGATACGCCACAAGCACAAGACGGCGCAAGTGAGCAAGCAACAATATTCCACGATGAAATAAGAGGCTAAACTATAAAACCGAAAAGAGCTGCGTTGACGCGTAGCTCTTTTAATTTACTAAAAAATGAGGGGGAAATAGGATGATAGCAATAACTCAAAAGCTCGTTAAATATAACTTTACAGCCAATGTTAACAAACCGAGCTATATCGTAATACACGACACAGGCAACAGCACAGCAAAGGCAAACGCCGAGGCTCATTATAAATACTTTAACGGAGGAAACAGGAACGCAAGCGCTCATTATTTTGTTGACGACAGCACTATTATGCAGATAGTTAAGGTTACAGACGGGGCGTGGCATTGTGGAGACGGAGGAGGAAAGTACGGCATAACTAACCGCAATTCAATCGGTATTGAAATGTGTATTAACTCCGACGGTAACTACAGCAAGACCGTACAAAATACGATAGAGCTTATCGCCCACTTAATGAAAAGCTACGGCATACCGGTAGAACGCGTTGTAAGACACTACGACGCAAGCCGTAAGAACTGCCCGCAGACCATGAACGGCGGAACATGGTCTAAATGGAACGAGTTTAAGGTCAAGTTAGCAGGAGCATCAAAAACCGCAGCGAGTACCACGCCGACTGCTGATATTATACAAAGGGGAACAGTAACAACGACTACCCTAAACGTTAGGGCAGGAGCTAGTACCTCATATTCTATAAAGGGACAGCTTGAAAATGGTACAAGTATAGATATCACAGGCAGGCAGGACGATTTTTTAGTTGTTAAATATAACGGCGGTACGGGCTACGTTCACAGGGACTATGTAAATATTACATGGACTAAACCCGTAGAGGCTCCAAAATCTGCACCGCAGCCAATAAGCCAAGAAGAGACATTCTATAGAGTCCGTAAAATATGGGCTGACGCTAGTACGCAGATAGGCGCTTATAAAGTTCTAGAGAGCGCAAAAGAGCTCGCAGATAAGCACTTAGGCTATTCGGTATTTGACGATAACGGTAAGGCTCTTTATATGTCAGCTCGCGCACCGCAAGTTAAGGGTATGGAGTCAAGTGAGTTGAAAGTGGTAGAAAAGGTCATTGAGAAAATCATACAGGTACCCATAAAACTAGATTTAACCAATGAGGAGCGTCAATTATTGGAGAATTTATACTCAGCTATAGCAAAGATTTTAAAAGGGGTGAAATAATCGCCCTTCTTTTTTTTTCTAGTGAACGGTAAATAAAGCTGTGATTGCTTTGTCTAATGCGTTTTTGAGTATAAAGTATTGATGAGTTATATTTAATGTTGTACAATGAATTATTTGTGATTAAGGGGTTTTGGTATAATAAGATTGGAAAAACTCATACTATTGTTAATCTCTAATTTAAAATGGGAGATGGAGGGAATAACGTAAAATGGAGAAAAATGGAGCTAAAAGGGAAGGAATTATAACTAAAAATCGCGAGCTTAAAAACTTTACTGTAAGACAGATGGCAAAACAAATAAACCTATCAGCTATATATTTATTGGAAATAGAGCAAGGATTGAAAGTCCCTAGCGATTATACTATAAGACAAATATCAAACTTTTTGGATATACCTGATGAGGAGTTATTCTCTTGTTTTGGTAAAGAACCGATACTCACAGGGGCGGCACTAGAGGGTAAAACACTTAAGAAAACGATAGGGGAGGTACAGAGGAGCAAATTGAACGAGGACAGAAAGCAGGAAATGTATGACAAACTCTACAATCTATATAGGCATATAGAGGAAAGGTAGGAGGCGACTATCGTAATGGATTTTACGGACAGGTTTTTTGATTGGATGATAGATGTATTCGGATATGGAACCTATGTAATGCTTGAAGATATAGTCGTAGCATTTGGGGGGGCATTTATTGGTATCATCATTATTATATTGTGCCTTGCGAGGCGACTTAAAAACTTCGAGGAACTACCCGAGGAATATCACGATCACTTTTACGCCGTACGCTACAAGCAGGGCGAGGGAGACAAGGAGAGCGCACGTATCATGATAAGACCTCCGCAGACTTACGCCGAGGCGGTAGATCTTATTATATCGCTCCTTGCACTATGTTTAACGGGAAAGCACCACGCGCGAAAAAGGTTTAATAGAGCAAAATATATTATTAAGATACTTTTGGTTATTATGGGTATTTTATTAGTTATCTCATGGTTTTTTATATCTCATATTGCAAAAATTTAATCCTATTCGTCGGAGTCCTATTTCTAGGGCTCTTTTTTTGTGCTCTTTTTTAGGATTGTGGGGGCGCAGTAGTCACTTCTTTAAAATTACTCATGCGAAATTATCGGGGCAAAAGGGGTAAAAAATCGGGGAGTGGACAAGTAACTCTAAAAAGTTTTTAAGCTCTATAACCTAGTCATATCAAGGTTTATACATATTTTTCTTATTTTTTCTACGGCTTTCGTGTAACAAATAGACATTAGCTTACTAAATACTCGAAAGGCACTAGCAAAAAACGAGTTAATTATCTCAACGGCAGTTGAGGAATTGACGAGTTATGTAGGTCTTAATCGTTTGACTTTAAGGAGGTTACAACATGGCAGTTAAGGCAAACAACGCATTTAGTAAGATAGTGAAACTAGGAGTATTTGATAAAGTACCAAACGGAGCAGTCTTTACCTTGCTTCACACCGTAGCAAATTCAGATGATAACGGGATTGCAAAGATGACTATTACAAGACTTGCAGAGATAACAGGCAGAACCCGCAAAACTACGGGATCAGATATTAAATCATTAGAGACCATTAATTACAACGGTGAGCCGTTATTAAAAAGAGTTATTGCTCTAGTGGACGGAAAGCAGAGGGAAATAATTAAGGTTAATGATATTTTTTTAACGGATATCTCAATTGGTGAAAGTAAGACCGTAAATGTAGAGGTATTTATAGAGGAGATTAACCAGAACAAGCTCACAGCTAAAGATATCGCAAAACTATTCGCTAGACTTTATCAAGAGGAGTTCAGCATAAGCTATGTCATTAATTGGAGCCGTGATATAGCAGTCATTAAGAAAGGGTTAATCGGGAAATTCTCGGACGACGAGCTCGCAGAGATTATAGAGGTCTCAATTAAGGACTACTCGAAATTATGGGCTAAACGTGAATACCCTAGACCGTCAATTACTATGCTCTCGAATTGGCTCGCTAAAAGAGCAGCGGAGGTAGTGGCTCAAAGACGCAAAGAGGTAGCCACAATTAAGCAGCACAACGTGCAAAGAGATAAGGCTCAAAGGGCGACTAGCGACAAATTAAAGCGCTTATTCGGAGAATAAAGGGGAGGATTAAAAAATGTCTATAAATAATTGCATATTTAGTTCTAAATGCAAGCAGTACGGGAATGAGGAGCGCTGCAATCCCCTTTGTACGTACTACACCTATATGCATGGACTAAACGGGGATGGTGGATTTTGGCGCACTAGGAACGTACCGAAAAAGTATGACGATTGTAGGCTCGAAAATCTTCCTATAGATAAAGATAACCCGCAAGTTTATAAGCGTATCAAGAAGTACGCCGAGAGCATGGGCGAGTTTATTCTCGATAGAAACGTAGGACTCTATCTCTTTTCAGTACCGACAGAGGCGAACAAGTTCGGAACAGGAACTGGCAAGACAACAACCGCAATTACGTTATTAAATGAGTTTGTAATATGGCGCGTCAAACTCCATGTAAGTGGGGAGAACCGCATAAACTCTAATCCTGCGCTATTTATGAGAGCGAGCGAGTATCAGAATATCTACAACGATCAATTTAAGGGTGATTTTACTGTAAAGGAAAAAGCAAGCTATAAGTTTTCAAGATACAAAAAATCTATGACTAGCGTAGACCTGCTTATACTCGATGATATCGCAGTAAGGGGTGGTACAGAGGCGTATCTTAACGAACTTTACGAGATAATTGACACGAGAGCAACTAATGGGCTTACAACTTTATACACGTCAAATATCACTATAGAGGCACTTGTAGACATGTTAGGAGATAGAATAGCAAGCCGTATAGAGGGTATGGCGGTGCCTGTGGAGCTAGTCGGAGCAGACAAAAGAAAGGGAGGATTATTCTAATGAGCTTGATTGAAAAGAAATTATTATCAAAGGTATTAGAGGAGCGTAACGGGTACGTACTCAATAAGCACAACGTACAGGAGAACGACTTCTATAGCCTTAAAGAAGCTTATAAGTTCATCAATGAATATATCAGACAGTACGGAGAAACTCCCGACTATAGGACTGTAGTAGCTGAGTATAAGGACTTTGACTATATGCCCGAGGTATTCGATACATTCCCCTATCTTTGTAAGAGCTTAAAGGCCAATACAGCGAAACGTCAAGCATACGAATTATTACAAAAACAGGCGGGGCAGAAGTTCGAGACTCTAAACGGAACCGAATTTATTAATTGGCTGGCGGAGGAGTCAGTAAGAATTAAAGACGTGGCGAACGCGTCGAGCTCTACAGGAACCAACTACGCAACGAACGGACAGGAGCGCCGAGAATGGTACGAGGAGAGCAAAGAGATACGAACAGGACAGTATATACCGACTCCTTATCCGAGCTTAACCGAATGGCTCGGAGGAGGTTTTGAGATTGGGGACTATATTCTCCTGCAAGCCTACACGAACAGGGGTAAGTCATGGATAGGCTCACAGATAGCGGTCGAAGCTTGGCGTAATAACTTCGGGGTACTTCACTACTCACCCGAGTTATCAAAGTCACAGCAGATATTTAGGCTAGACACGCTGAACGGGCATTTTAACAACGTTGCAATCCGCAGAGGTACGCTTAATAACGAGGAGGAATATTTTAAATACCTTGGGGAGTTTAAGGCAGAGAATGAGAAATTTCCTTATATAGTGAAGTGTATGGAGGATTTACCACAGGGCTTAACCGTAGGCGTTATTGAGTCAGATTTACAAGCAAATCCTAATGTAAAGATGGTTATTATCGACGGGTTTAACCTTATGACACATAAGGGAACTGACGGAAACCGAAACAACATGGCTAATACTTCCCGTATGCTGCGTCAAATTTTTGGGAGACACAAGGTCGCAGGGCTCGTTATTCATCAAACGCCAACTAGCGCAGAAAAGGAAAATAGAGCAGAGGACGAAACAGGCGTAAGAATTGTTACTCCCCCACGTATTGACCAATACTCCGAGACGATTGCGGTAATACAGGACGCGTCTACAGTCTTAACTTTCGACCAACACGACGGAGTGGGGGCGCTGCTACTTGCTAAATGTAGAGAGCCACACGTAGGAAAACAATTAGAGATGCATTGTGATTTTAATAGAGGATACATTTTAGAAAGTAGAGCTACAAGTAAGGCTGTAGGGGAGGTAGAGTATTTCTAATGTATAAGATAAAAGGACAAGAGCTAGACATTAACTATTTAGAGGAGCTCACTCCATATGTTGACTCACTTAAAAGAGTATCAGAAAGAGGTGGGAAACTTCTCGCCTGTAGTCCATTTAGAGATGAGCGTCGTCCGAGTTTTGCGGTTAATCTTGAGGATGGAATGTGGATAGACTCGGGCTCTACGGACGATCGTTGGAAAAAGGGTAATTTTACAAGACTGCTATCCTACTTTATGAATGTATCCTTTGAGGAGGTTGAGGATTATCTAGTTGAAAAGTACGGAGAGATATTAGCGGATACAGATGCACTTAAACTGACTTTATCTATTGAGATAGATAAACCAGAGCCAATCATAGTACCATTTGATGAGCTTAAGAAGTATCAATTTAGACATGGATATTTAGAAGGGAGAGGCATATCCGAAAAAGTGCAAAAAGCTTTTAAAATAGGTTTTGACAGGGGATCGAAAGCGATAACTCTACCATGGATGGACGTTAAAGGAAAGGTCATAAATATAAAATATCGTAGCGTGAGTGATAAAAGATTTTGGTATATGAGCGGAGGGCAAGCACTGAAAAGTCACGTCTACGGATTAAACTTTATTTACCGAGGAAACTACAATGAGGTATACGTAGTCGAAGCAGAAATAGACGCGCTTTATCTTTGGTCTCACGGGATACCCGCGATAGCGTTCGGGGGAGCAAATATCACGGACGTGCAGCACAAATTAATCTACGACTCACCGATTGAGCAATTAGTAATTGCAACAGATAACGACACAGTAGGACAGAAATTTAAACGACAGATAGCGGAGCGTTTCGCAGGAGTCGCGGAGCTTAAAGAGCTTTTAATTCCTCCCCAGTATAAAGACGTAAACGAAATCCCTCCCGAACAGATATCAGAGGTAGTAAAAAACACAAGTTCCATCCATCATTTTCTTTGGAGATTAAGCTGTTAAAGAGCCTAATCTCCTCTTTTTTTATGCCCGAATTTCTAGCGAAATAAAGCATTTTTACTATAAAGGCATTACGCTTAAGAGTATAACGTATTATGGTATAAATTACATTCTATTATACTATAGTCCGTATAAAAGAAATGTGTTAGTATAAGAGAACGTTCATTGATACGCTTTTGAGTATAAAAGAAAATCATACAACATATTATTTAGAAAACCTAATAAAGTCAAGCCGTTTCGTGTTCTAAAACAATATAGAGCACAGACGAAATTTTTAAATCCCTATAGTACATAACTGAATATAAGACTTCAAATAGGGAGAATACAAAATCGGCATTAGACATCAAGTACAGAGCAAAAAAGATTTAAAATATTCCCCGTACTTATGTCTATTTCATTCGATAGAAATATCGAAAAACTATGCCAGTATTCAACAAACGGCGCTCCTGAACGAATAGCGGTCTTTTAACGGGGACTACCTACTCATTCGGGTATTTTTTTAAGTTTAATTCCTAGTTGTTTGGTAGGAATTAACAAAAGCGCTATGCTCCTTATCTTCGGATTGAGGAGCTTTTTTTGTACCTTCCTTTGAATCTCTTGTATTTAGTTATGTCAAAAAGTGACAGCAAAACCCATGTAACAAACAGGGGGTCGCTTTACTAAATACTTGAGCAAATCAAAGGGGGATTTAAAAATTATGACAGCGATTAAAATTATCCAATTGAACCAAATGGTAGAGGACTTTAAAGCAACAAAGAGCGACGCAGTATTCACAGAGATAGTAAATATTGTAAGACCTATTGTACTCGGAGTATTACGAGAGGTTGTAACGCATAAACAGAGAGCCTTTTCTATAGATACTTTCGAGATCGAAAGCATAATATCTTTCGAGTCACTCTTAAAAGCTATAGACTCATACGAAGCGGGCAAAGGCAACTTTAATAATTGGTACTATGGCGTAGCGAAACTTGATACTAATAACATCATAAGAAAGCAAGGCAGCAAGAAACACTCTCCAACAAACGGCTATTTATCTCTTTATCTTGAGCTTGACGGTGAGGAGGGCGGCTTTATGGGTGATTTAATAGAGGACAAGTCCTCCGACGTTGAATTAAACATTGAAAGAGAGCTCAAAAGCAATCTCTTAAACGTAATCCTTGCGGAGTTTAAAAAAGAGTATCCGAGAGAGTATGAGGTAGTTGTGGCTACCTTTACGCACAGCAACGATAAAGAAGCTAAAAAAGAGGCATACTTGAGCATTTATGTAGATGTAACAGAAAGCTACGGAACCGTAAGAACAAGAGTTTCAAGAGCAAAAGACTTGTTTTCAAAGTTCCTTAACGAAAGGGGATTCGCGGTATAACCGCTGCCTATATAGTCCAAAAAAGGTTAGGACATTAAAAGACACCCTAAATATAACTTAAGGAGAATGATAATATGTCAATTATTACAGCAAAAGGTAAGGATGCGAGAAAATCAGCAGAGACAAAAAAGGTTGACCTTAAAAACGTGTTCCTTAAACTCAAGGATGGAGACTCAATTAAAGTGAGACTATTATCAGCAGAGGATTACGTAGAGTATAAGGCGCACGGAGATTTTAACCTCGGCATTTATACGCAGCCTTGTATTGCTCCCGAGGGTAAGAAATGCGCTCTATGTGAGGCAAGCAAAAGCGGAATAGAGGAGTTCGAGAGAATATATGCTAAAAAGCGTTATTTATTCGCGTTTTCGGATTTAAAGAGCGGAGAGTTAAGGGTATTCGACGCATCAAAAAATCAAGCGACCTCATTAATTGCAGAAATCGAGGAGCTCGCAAGTGACTACGATTTTAGCGAGGCAGTATTCACATTCAGTCGTAAGGGTACAAAAACAGCTACGGCCTATTCTCTTAAAGTAGTTCCTGAGAAAAAGGTAACTGACGAGGATAGAGTGAGCTTTGAAAAGTTCGATGGTCAGGAGGTAGAGGTTTCATTCTATGAGGCAGTTTTACAAGCTCGTGACTACGAGGGACAAGTAAAGAGTTTAAAAGATGCGGGCTTTCCAGTAGCACAGTTCTTTGATGTAATGATTAGCGACTCGGCAGCAGAGGATAACGGAACGCCGATTGATACCGAGGACGAGGATATCAGCGTAATTTAATTATTATATAGTAATAACTTAAATCACAAATAACGTATTGAGGAGCTCTTAAAAAGGGCTCTATTTTTTTTGCGCTTGCTTATTTAAAACTTTTTCTCTTAATTTATGTAACAAACCCTATCAAGTTTTACTAAATACTTGAAAGGAGCTGAATCAATGGAAATTAAGATTAATTTGCCACAGGAGGACGAAAGGGAAAAAGAACAAAGAGTCAAAGACGCACAAAGGAAAGCTGCAAAGTATATTCCCACTTGGGGCGAGATATGGGAAAAGGGTTACAAGAGCCATACAGGAACAGAAAAGAAAGCCATTTTAAAAACTAAGCTATCAGACCTAGACAGTGAGAGATTGATCGCGGTCAAAGAGGCGGTAGAAAAAGGAGAAATGGGAACCTATGTCGAGTCGCTTGATAAGTTCACAAAGACTCATGCTCTAAAGCTATACGCTACGCTCCGAGAGTTACGCAAAGAGGCAACTATCGCGAAAATGATAGCAGAAAAGCCCGATAACTACCGCTTAATTGTAGAGGAGCAGGATTTTTGCGAAATTCTTAACCTATTAAATTATGAGGATGAAATCGGCTTCGATACGGAAACAACAGGTGTTAACTTCGACAATGATTACACCGTTGGAATGTCCATGACGCTGCCAAAAGCAGATGTGCATTGTTATATCCCTTATGGACACACAACAGGAGAGAAGCAACTCTCGAAAGGTTTTGTATTCAAGAAAATCAAGTCTCACCTTGAGAATAGGAGATTAAAAAAAATCCTCCACAATGCAAAGTTTGACGCTCATATCCTGCGTAATGATGGCGTAATTCTTCGAGGTATTCACTTTGATACTATGGTCGGAATGACGCTGCTTAACGAGAACGAAATGAGCTACGCACTTAAAAAGCTCGCCACAAAATATGGTAAGCACTTCGGCTTTGATGATAAGTCGTCAACTTACGAAGAACTTTTCGGTCGCGGAGGGTTTGAGGGAACTCCGCTAGATATAGGGCACATTTACGCATGTAAAGATACACACCTATGTTATCAGTTTTATAAATGGCAGCTCGACCAGATGCATCGGGTTCCGCAGTTAAAAAGACTCTACTTTGACATTGAGCAAAAGATAACTAACGTATGTATTGAAATGGAAAAGAACGGATTTTTGATAGACCAAAACTACGCCAAAACTTACGGAGATAAGTTAACAAAAGAGGTAAGAGAATTAGAGTCTAAACTCCTTTATTATTTCGGGAGTATCAATATTAACAGTAATCAGCAGTTAGCAGAAAAGCTCTACGACGAGCTCGGTCTCCCCGACGTATCCAATAAAAGGAGCGTAGACGCAGACACGCTAGAAATCCTTAAAACAAAACATAATGGAATAGCAACTCTCCTCAAATATCGAGAGCTTAACAAACTTCTATCAACCTATATAGACCCTTTACCGTTAAAGGTACACAAAAGAGACCGCAGACTCCACGGTCAATTTAACCAAACGGCAACAGTTACGGGGCGCTTTGCAAGTCGTGAACCGAACCTCCAAAACTTACCTTATGACGCTCGGAAGATTATCATAGCTCCTGACGGTAAACTCATAATCGGTATTGATTACTCGCAGATTGAGCCGAGGGTACTTGCTCATATATCAGGAGACGAGGAGCTCCGCTATCCGTACAAGGACGGGAAAGACCTTTATGCTACCCTAGCGAGCAAGGTATTTAAAAAGCCCATTGAGGAGTGCGGAGACGGTAGCAAATATAGAAAGATGATGAAAACAGGATTACTCGCCGTAATGTATGGAACCTCTAACTTTACCCTTGCAGGGCAGCTTGATATTACTGTAGAGGAGGCGGATGAATTTATCGCTGACTTTTACGAGTCCTATCCAAAGGTTAAAGAATTCATCGACACTACTAACAAAATGGCGGACAATATTGGTTATGTAGAAACGCTTTACGGGCGTAAACGTAGATTTATAGGCCATAAAAACACGGTACAGAGGTATAGGGCAGTATCGGAAAAGGTAGAAAAAGCACTTGGCAAAGTGCTAGAGGGCTCGGTATGGAAAACTAAACTACCGTTTGCGCTAAAGCGTGAGTATGGGGATATCGCAAAGGATTATAACAGAGTCGCAAGACAGAGTGTAAACGCCGTTATACAGGGTTCAAGCGCTGACATTATGAAACTCGCTATGATTGGCGTTTGTGAATGGTTAGAGAAAAAGGGTGACGAGTGGAAACTACTCGCTACAGTACACGATGAAATTTTGATAGAGGTTCCCGAGACTGTAGCAGCGGAGGAGATAGCAGAAATCGAGCACATAATGATGAACACTATCCCGCTTGAGGTTCCTTATAAAGTTGATACTGAGGTGTCTATAAGATGGGGCGAGGGTATTCCTAAAAGAACATGGTTAGAAAATGGAGCAGGACGTAGGGCGTTCGAGCTTGTAGCATAAATTGACACTTAAAACAGAACCCGAGAGGAGACATTATCATGAGTTTAGTTAATAAAGAGGGGGCAAAAGCTCTCAAGGCTCAAGTATTAGGAGATATTGACGTTAGAGGTTTTGAATTATCGGGAGCGATATATAAACATTTTAGCCAACTTCACGAGATAGACTATTACCCTGTAAAAAATATAGAGGAGTTACTTTTAAGACAGAAAGAGTATGAGGTTTCACAGATTGGTGTATGGGCTGACGTGCCAAAAGGGTTGGTTAGATTTAGTCCATCGGGTGCCTCTAAATGTGAAAGAGAACTCTATTATAAAGCAATTAAAGCCCCCCAAGATATACAAACTATGTACCCGTTTCAAAGACGTTGGACTAGAAACGCGAGCGCAATTCATGAGGCGGTACAGACTGATTTACTATACGCAGAATATCTTTTAAAAGATCCGAGCTTTAAGGTTGCAAGGATGAATAACGGTCTCCCAGCGTGGGAAAAGAACCTCCAAACTTGCAAGACGCTAAAGCATAACGGGATAGAGTTCGCTTTACTGGGGATGATGGACGGGGTTCTATGGTATACGAAAGATGGTTCTAAAGTTGGCTTTGAGTTTAAAACAAAGTCTACCACTATCGGAGCAGTAGGAAACTTTAAAATGAAAGACGCACAGGATTCCCACAAAGAACAATGTGTCGCCTATTCAATCCTATTTGGAATGGACGAGTTTATTCTCATGTATGAGTCATTAGCAAAAGATAACTGGAACAAAGGGGCAGACGCAAAACTCGACTTTAGAACATTTTACCTTAAGGTAACAGAGGATGATAGAAATGCGCTGCTTAACAAATTTAGTAAGATTGCAAAGGCCGTAAAAGAGAATGAAACTCCTGCGGGAGATTTTGATAAATGCCTATTTTGTCCTTATAAAACGGTATGCAGCAAACAAGAGGAGGATATCGCATAATGAGGAACGTTATGATTACAGTAATTGCAGTTTTAATACTACTTGTTATTTATCTATTTCCTACGGTTATAGTACCTTTTTTGTTAATGTTGGTACTGCATGCGTTTGGTTACGCTATAGGTTTCGGGACGTGTTTTCTAGCAATTATTTTGTTTAGGTGGGCGCTCAAGCAGATATTAAAAGCCAAAAGACATCAATAGAGAGGGGGGTTAAGATGGTTTTATCTATGGACTTATCGCTGTCCTCTCCCGCTTTTGCGGTATTGGAGTATGACAACAAAGGAAAAGTAAAGTTAGTTTGCAAATCACACGTTAACAATAAAAAGAGGTCAAAAGCTCCTCACGGGGAGCGACTTTCCTTTATATATGATGAGCTTAATCGGATACTCAAGACGTACCCTATTACGGAGATTGTGAGAGAGAAAGGTTTTTCAAGGTACGCGCAAACGACACAAACACTATTTAAAGTCGTAGGAATATCGGACTTACTCGCTCATAAAGAGACGGGACTTACGGTCGAGGAGATACCACCGACAACGATTAAAAAGATACTCGCGGGCTACGGATTTTCGAGCAAAGATGCAGTAGCAGACGAACTCTATGCTTATGTAGGGGAACAGAACTACGCCAACGACGACGAGAGCGATGCTGTGGCTGTAGGCATCGTTTATCTCATGCAAAAAGGGATAATTAAAAAAGCTGCATAAAACTTAATGGAATTTGATTTTATAGCAATAGATTCTGAAATAGCAAATTAAAGTATGAATGGTATCTATTCTATTGGGTTGGATAGAGTAAGGCTTACTAAAGATTTTTAATATAATAATTGTAAGAGGGCAATAATATTTACTGTAATGAATACTTTAGGTATATCAAATTCTACAGATAATTTGAGGTGCGAAATGAAATATCTAGTTAAATCCAAAACATTAGTATCTATTATTTTATCTACTGCCGTGATATTTGGTTCAGTGCCAATAAGTGCCACTTCTCCACCAATAACTCCCCAAGTAGCTGAACCTACTGATCCTGTTTATCCCACTCCTGCTGAACATACAAGAATTATTCGGCAATTCATTAATGAAATAAGAACAATACAGAGCCAAGTATACGATATAGCACAATTTGCTCAAGTTAATCCTCCTGAATTTGAACAAAGGCTTAGAAATACTATTGGAGTTATTAATAGGAGAATAGAAGAACTTAATTCAAATATTTCGGATTATCTGGGAACAGTTGCACTTATTGGTGATCAAAATGTACAGGTGTTACTTCTTTTAAACTCTCTGAATCTTGTTAAAAATGGCTTATATTCTTTAAGTGTGTTAACGACTACTTCTCCTAATATACTGCGAATTAGATTGTTAGATGAATATTTTCGCGCTAGAATAGCTGGGATTGATACACTTAATACATTAGAATTCCTACTTGAAAATTGATAGTTTAATAAGCACTATACTTTTCAATATATCTCAAGTTTATTACTAACATATGCCATTGTTTTTTGCATTTGAAAACTATATCTTCATAATAGACACACGGTAACTGGCGTGATTTATCCCCTTCAGAGGAGCACATGATTATGGTAACGATTACAAAACGCCGCTATAGCTAGGCATTGTTTATTTCACGTAAAAGAGTGTGATAAAAAAAAGTAGTATAAAAAGCGGGAGCATAAAAACTCTCGCTTTTTATATAGAAAGTTTTATTAGGAAGCCTATCAAAGTAGTATACCCTTTCTACAATTACTTTTTTTAGCCTATCCATAAACAAGCAGATACTTATTCACTGCAAAAAAATAATTTTTTGTGTAACAACCTCCAGTTTTTTTACTAAATAAGTGAGGCTAATGTCTCAGACTTAAACACACAGGAGGTAAGTCAATGTTACTTACAAAGGAATTTTTAAGCAGATACAAAAATAGTGAGGTTATGGCTCCGCTCGGTAGCTTTGTGTATTATCGTACTTATAGCAGATGGTTGGCAGAAAAAGGTAGACGCGAAACATGGCTTGAGACTGTACAAAGAGCGGTTGAATATAATTGCAGTTTAGATCCAAACACAACGATATCCGAGGCAGAGGAGCTTTTCGATAATATATACAATCTACGTACATTCTTAAGCGGTCGTACTTTTTGGATAGGCGGAACGCCTGCGGTCAACGACCATGCACTTGCAAACTTCAACTGTAGTTTAGTAGTCCTAGACTCATTCGATAAATTAAAAGAGTTATTCTATGCGCTCATGGTAGGAACAGGCGCAGGATTTAGGGCTCTTGAGAAGGACGTAAAATATCTCCCTAAAATTAGATATGTAGTGCTCACTCATAAAGCATACAGCGCAAAACAAAAATCGGAAAGATTAGAGGCGACAGCGCTTACATTTACGCACAAAAACGCTCAAGCAATTATTCATGTAGGGGACTCTAAAGAGGGATGGACTCAAGCTCTAAAATTATTCTTTGACATTATTACAAGATCAGAATACAGACATGTTTTAGAGATTGTTATAGACTACGATAGCGTTAGACCTAGAGGTGAAAGATTAGCGCGGTTCGGAGGGACAGCGTCGGGACACGATAGCTTAAAAAATATGTTTTTAAAGTTTGATAAGGTATTAAAAACAAGACTCGGGAGGGAAGATTACGGAAAAGTACGAGCTATAGATATGCTAGATTTTGCGAATATTATCGCAGAGAATGTCGTAGTGGGAGGCGTTAGACGCTCCGCAGAAATCGGGTTAATTGACGCTAATGACGAGGAATGTATAAAAGCAAAAAATGGCCTTTACTCGCAGGACTCCATGGGGAATTGGGTTCCTAATCTTGATATTATCCATAGGACACTATCTAACAATACTATTATTCATTTTGAAAAGCCTAAACGTAAATTTTGGTCTTGGCAGTTTGAGCAAATGAGGTTTAGCGGTGAGCCTGCTTTTTATAATGGTCGTGAGGCAGAACGTAGGAATCCTAATTTTAAAGGTACGAACCCATGTGGAGAGGTGCTTCTTGATGATAGACAAACTTGTAATCTTGTAACGCTTAACCTTATGGCATTCGTTAAGGATGGAGAACTCGACAGAAAGAAGCTTTTAAATGCTCAATATCTTAATGCGAGAGCGTCCTATAGGATGACTCTTGTAGAGCTTGAGCTTCCCGAATGGGATAAGCAGCTAAAAAGAGACAGACTGCTAGGGGTATCTTTAACAGGCTATCAAGACGGGATTAATGCTCTCGGATTATCTAACAAAGAACAAAGAGCTCTGCTACGTGAGCTTCGAGACGTGGCGAGATTGTCAGCGGATAGGATAGCGGAGGAGTTAGGATTAAATAAATCGCTGCTTATTACAACCATAAAACCCGAGGGAACTCTCTCGCTACTCCCCACAGTATCAAGCGGGCTACATTTTAGTCATGCGCCTTATTATGTTCGCCGTATCAGAATAAACGCAGACGACGCACTAGTAAAAGTATGTAAAGAGCTTGGCTATCCAGTTCATCCCGAGAACGGGCAGACGATAGAGACTGCGACGACGCTAGTTATCGAGTTCCCTGTTAAAGCTCCTGACGGTAAAACTAAATACGACGTATCAGCTATCGAGCAACTAGAAATTTATAAAATGTTTATGGAGTGCTACGTAGATCATAACGCCAGTATCACAGTATCAGTTAGAGCTAATGAATGGGAGGACGTGGAGGCATGGGTATATCAAAATTGGGATAGCGTAATCGGTATTACTTTCTTATCTCTTGAGGATAGTTATTATCCTCTATTACCTTATGAGACAATATCAAAAGAGGAGTACAAAGATAGAATTAACAGCATGGTATCTTTTAATGCGAGTCTTTTAACTAAATATGAGCATGGAGAGGAACACGAACTTGAAACGTCAGAATGTGCCGGCGGAGCGTGTCCTATTAGATAGAGGGGATTTATTCCTCTCTTTTTTTATTTTACGTGTAACAACTCCTAAAAACTTTACTAAATACTTGAGCGAGACTGCTCCAAACAAAAACATTTTAGGAGGCACAACATGAAAAGAGGATTTAAACACGTTACTATTGAGGCTTTACATTACGAGAAAGACGGAATGCTCCCAAAAAGAGCAGACGACAGGAGCGCGGGTTACGATTTTTATTCTCCTATAGACGTACTTTTTAAACCAAATCAAACAGTGATTATATGGACTAATATAAAAGCCTATATGCTGCGCGACGAGGTTTTAAATCTATACGTTAGAAGCTCGATCGCGACTAAAAAAGGATTAAAGCTCGTAAATCAAGTCGGAGTAATTGACTCCTCTTACTATGGAAATGAGGACAACGACGGCAATATCGGAATAGCGCTATGCAATACGAGCGACAGGATGGTAGTTATACAGGAGGGCGAGCGAATAGTGCAGGGCATATTTGTGAAATACCTTACGGCTGACAATGACTCCGTTATCCACAAGCATAGATCGGGCGGTTTTGGCTCAAGCAACGAAAAGGAGGACGTGATTAATGGGTAGAGTAAGAATTTTAGACTATACAAAGAACCCTTTAGAGTTAGTCGGAGAGGTAGCAGCTATTTGTTGGGACTCGGAACCGTCGGCGGGGATCGCTAAACATTGTCTAATGGCTAACCATACGAGGACTTTTGAGTTCGTAGACGTTGTGTTAGAGCTTGACGGATACTCCGCTCGGGCTATCCGTGAGATTTATACTCATATTATCGGAACAAGTAGGCTGCAAGCCTCTACAAGATATATCAATTATGAAAATATGGACTATTTTATACCGCCTAAAATCTCGAATAATTCCGAGGCATTAAAGGCTTATACCGAGCTTATGGAGCAGGTCAAGGAGACCTATAAAATACTTGCTGCTCTCGATATTCCTCAAGAGGATACAGCGAATATATTACCGCTCGGTCATACTACAAAAATCGCATTTAAGATTAACGCTAGAGCGCTTATACATTTAGCACATTTAAGACTATGCTCAAGAGCTTATCATGAGGTCAGACAGTTAATAAAAGACATTAAACAGGCGCTTAGTGAGCTTGATAATAGGGAGGATGGTCAAGGATGGGATTATATCGCTTATCATATGACCCCTAAATGCGTAAGCCTCGGATACTGCGACGAGGCGAAATCCTGCGGAATAAGACCACTTAAAAAAGAGATAATATAAAAACTCTATAGAGGGGGCGGAGCTATGAGCTCAAGTATTTTCGAGGATGGGGAATTCAGAATACTTCAAGGCAGAGGTTTTACTTTAGTCCGTAAAAATAAACCCTATACGTATCATTCACATTTTAAGCATATGGACGGCACTCGGCTGATGATCAAACTATACTATCAAAAGGTCATACCCTATGAGCCTTATTTTATAGAGGCTATGCGTAGGATTACAACTCCCGAGGAGTTTAGCTCCTTTAGAAAGCAATCAAGAAAATGCAAGTATAAAAACACCAACAATAGACGGAGGTAGTCATAATGAGAATACAGATTAACGGTGAGATTAAAATAGAGGGAATCAGTAAAATAATTGAGAGCATTTTAATAGATACACTTAATAAGATGGGGCAAAGAACAGGCAGCATAAAATTGAGTCAAGTCATATTTGAAACGGCTTTTATGGTTGAGGGATACAGCGAACCCGTTCGCATGACGGTAGAGCATAACGGAAATATTGAGCCTTTTATTGTTGTAGTAAGCGCTAATGAGGACGGCACTATCGAAAGGGCGCAGGATAACGAGGATCAGCCGTTTTATGACGAAGTTTATCATAAGCTCGCAAAGGGTGAGGAGATAGAACTACCTACGGAACCTATCTCGTCAGAATATGCTGATGACGAGATCACCGAGATTGACGCGGTATCGGGCGGAGATATTAAGGGTGTAAGATATGCGATTAAATCAGAGGAGAGCAAGCAACTTTTAAGATATTTCAATAATAATATATTAATCGCTGAAATGACGCTCACAGAAAAGGAGTTCGTCCCTTGTGACTGTGAGACTCCTTGTGAAGAGTGTCATTGTATATAAAAGAAAAGCCCGCCTAATCAGCGGGTATTTTTTATCTAACTTTACGTAATACATTTTCCACCATAAGGTCAGCCATTTCTTCGGGTATCTTTTTGCTTTTCTCCCATGCCTTACGATCTTTAGCCATTTGTTCTACTGTTTCTTCGTCGAAAGTCATCTCGAACATATCTGAGAATTTAGGTATTTTGAGAATAAGCATTAAAACGAGCATATGAGCTATAGAAACATTTGCTTTACGTTTAGTAACCAGCTCTGAGATGGTCGCTTGCCTCATGCCTGTTATCTGCGCGAGTTCAGCTTGAGTAAGACCTAGCGCTTTAAGGTGCTCGTCCAAATTGCATGTAATTCTTATTTCCGTAGCCATGTCTAAAACACGTCTACCGCCATCGCTTAATGCTGAAAGAACCAACCCCTTATAACCATCTTCTTTTTTATATATTTCAATTTCGCCCATTATGTGTCCTCCGTGTTAGTTTGTAGTAATTCTTTGAAACGAATTACGCTTATAAGTATATTGTACATAGCCCATGTAACAAAGTCAACTTTTTTTACTAATTACTTGAGGGAGTGAGAGAAAACCTCAAAGCCCCATAAAATCAAGTGTTTAGGAGGTTTCAAGATGAAAATTGCACTAGTTGGAAAAATGAGGAGTGGTAAAGATACGGTTGGTAATTATTTAATTGAAAACTATGGATTTAGACGTTTTGCTTTTGCTGAGGGTATCAGAAATATTTTAAATGAGTATTTCCCTGAGAAAGTAGCAGAGGGAAAACCTCGGGCTATGTATCAAGGAATAGGCCAATATTTCAGGAGCTTTGAGCCGAACGTATGGATTAACTACACAGACCGCAGTATAAGCGATTATCTTAAAGAAAATCAATATGGAAATGTTATTATTACCGATACAAGACAACTCAATGAGTATACTTATTTAAAAGATAATGGCTATATTGTGGTAAAAGTAGCTGTTACCCGTGAAGATCAGATTAAAAGAATAGTAGAGAACGGGGACATTTTTAATCCTGCGGACTTAGAGCACGAGACCGAAGAGCAAGCGGAGGCCATGCTCTATGATTATCAAATTTCGAATAATGGCACATTAGAGGAGCTTTATCAAAAGATAGAAAGCGTTTTATATCTCGTCAGAGCGGAGGCAAATTATCATGCATAAAATGAATACAGTAGAGCGTGTTAAATCCTTATTAATGAGCTACGAAAAACTTAAAGCGGTTATGATAAATAGCTGTAATTTCTCGGGTATAGCGGATATACTCCTCGATTTAGATAAATTTATAAACGAGTGCGGTTTTTCGGGCAGACAGACAGGCATTTTAGACCTATATTATCTAAAAGGCTATACGCAGACAGAGGTAGCAAACGCGCTTAATATTACGCAGCAGGGGGTAAGTTTTCAGCTATCTAACATTGATAAAAAGATAGAGGACAACATTAGCAGACAACTATAGGAGGGGTATATAATGAACAGATTTATCGGGCTGGATTATCAAGCAATTAATGAAAAACTAGACACTATTATAGAAAGCCTAGAGAATAACCGCGGCATATCTATAGCTGATCTTAATAAGATTATCAATATGCTTTTAGAGGAGTATTTTGAGGCAGTAGGAGAATATCCAAAATCTTACGTACTCACTAGGCTATCTAATATTATTCTAGGTGACGACTTTAGAGATAAAGACAGACTCAAATCAAAAAAGAAAGAATACCCTGTACTGTCCACTACTCAAATAAGATTTAGGGATAAACACGAGACACCGCTCCCGGCTGATAAAATAGAATTTTTTTCTTTAAAATATACTCATAATATGGGCTCGACTCATAAAACTAAAACAAGACAGATAGACGAATAAACATGGCGTTCCATTTAGGGACGCTTTTTCTACGTAACAAATCAAGTTTATTTTACTAAATACTCAAAAACAGACTTGAGGAGACGCTTATAAAATGAGAATGGATATAGTAACTATATTTGATAGGTTAAAAAAGGAACAAATCAAAATAAGTCATGGAGATATTATCGGCGTAGACCTCGGGGCATACGATACGAATGTATGGAATATTAAGGGGATACGTCCTGCTATGGTAGTTGGAGAATATGAAGAAGTAGGGAGAGCAGATAAAATAAAAGTTATCCCGCTAACAAAGAACGAGAATCGCAATGCAAAAAGTGGTCAAGACCCGTTTTATGCGGTACCTCTCGTCAGATATCGGGAGCACGGAACGTTCGGAATTGCTGTAGTAAACAACGAAATTGAGATAGAGGCACAGAATATCTTTAAATTATCGTGGGACGGTATTAAACATTTTGATGACGATACAATTAACGAGATAACTATAGTAAGATGTGTATTTAATAAAGGAATGTCAAGAGCGCTAGGGAATAAGCTCCTTGAGTTCATTCGCATAGGTGTTATTTGATAAGAAGATATTAGAAGCAAGATTAATAATATTTTATACGGGTGTTTATTATACCAATACTTACTGTAAAAATATTGTTAATACGTATTGAAGTATTACGGATATCGGTATATAATAAAAGAGTAAGGACGACATAAAACTACACAACTACGGAGGTTATCAAAATGTTTAATGTATGTTTAGAAAATATCTCAAAGTATGATTTTAAATGGTTCACTATCGGAAGTACTGAGGATTTAGATAGCGCGATTGAAGAAATTCAAAAGAACGCAGACGACGAAATACTCGTGGTTGACTATGAAGAAATTAAATTCAGCTACATATACCAAATCCGAGAGGCTATCGAGAAAATCGAGGAGCTCGACGAATACGAAAGCGAGTTAGTCCTCCAGATCGCTAAACAAGGCGGGTACTCACTAGAGGAAGCAATCGAAATGGTATCTAATGATATGATCTATATGGTACACGGTACCAACCTAGATAAAGAGGATGCGGTTTCTATCTACTTAGACGAAACTTGTTTCTTTGATACTATCCCTGACGATATTGTAAGATATTTCGATTACAGCAGATACTTAAACGATATGGAGTGCGACGGTGTAAACTTTATAGAGTTAGCTGATAAAGTAATAATAAATTTCCCTAGATAACGGGGATAGGCGAAGGGGCGAAAGCCTCTCGCCATACTAAAACATTTTGATAACCTATATAATAAGTCACAGGATTACACAAAAAGAACAACACGGAGGGCTAGAAGATGTTTAATTTAATGGAGTATAAGTCAGAGGTTGAGGAAATTATTAAGGAATTAAGCAGCAAGGACGAAAATTGGGATTGGAGCATAAGCAATATTAGCGAAAGCGAAATACTTATCAATTGGGGATACCTCGAATATTTAGAAGAAGAAAAGCCTTTTAGGATTTATATAGATAATTTAGCAGATACTCCTGCATTTATAGCCTATACAAATTATGGAGAATTTATCACATTCGTAGACGCTCGCTACGGCATAACAGAAATTATAGAAAAATTATTCTACTATGCAAGAGAAAGATACTAA